TCGGTCAGCGTCAGAGCCTCCGCGATGTAATACTTATCCCCGGCCTCCTGGTTGCTTTCAACGTCCGTCTCGAACTCCGCATAGCCCATCGCGTTGGCCCAAGACGACCCACTTTTGTCGCCCGCACCCGCTGCCGTAACGTACATCGTGGCTGCTGCCATTACTTCACCGCCTTCCGCAAGTCGGCCAAAATCTTCTTACGATTTGCAACATCAGCCGCAGTTTCACCACGATATATCCACACTGGTACTTCAACATCATTATATTCAACTTCACCTTTTACAACAACACTTTTAATTTCAGTAGAATCATCGGGAATATCTGGCATACCCGGACTATTCAATCCGCCTATTCTTTTAAGAACACCACCATTAATTCCCATAACCGCGACAGCGTTTGCCGACACTTCTTTTATTACTACTGGCTTCTGCTTAAACTTACCATATTTACCCTTACTGTCCCAATCATCCCAGGTTTCCTTAGAAATCTCAATCTCTTCTTCTTTGGTGGTGGTATTTTTAATGGTTGGTTTTTCTTTTGTCCAAGCGGATATTTCCCGCAATGGTTTATCACCTACAAGAGCTTCTTTTGTCCAATCGGTATCGTCTACCTCATCATATTCCACCTTACTGTGTTTCACATTAACAATATATTCATCTGGAATATCTTGCGGCTTCATGCTACGTACTTCATGCTCGACACCCTTGCTGTCTCTTACCTTAAAACAATTATCATGTAATGGTTTTACAGGCCAATACTTCTCGTCTAATTCCCAATCTGAACAAACTTCTGTTCTCTTGGCCAACTCTAAAACTTCCTCTGAAAGACCGGGTTTAATAGGAGTTGGTGGGAAAACCTTAATTCTCTTAGTACAAGAATAGTCTGGGTGGTCCTTTTCTGTAATAACAGTATTACCTTTAGGAATATAACAATTATCCAGATTACATCGCTTAAACACAACTCCCGTCATATCAGCAGGAAATACATGGGCATCAGGTTTGTTTTCCTGATAAAAACATGAACCTACTATCTCGCTGTTGTTGAACTCGGCGGCTGGCCTATTCGACAAATCTTGTCCAGCAAACTCATTGCTAAAACTATATTTTTTATTAATAGCCATTATTTTCCTTTTAATAATTACTTAGTGAAAAACTTATTTATGTCTTTAGCTAATTTATCATATGCTCCTGAAACACCAACAAACCCAGCAACACTACGGTCAACTTCTATCCCACCTTCTAATGCTTTAGTAGCTTTGTCTGAACCACAAATATAATAAGATGTTTGTTTTCTCATTCCATTGTCTTCTTGTAAATTAGTATACATTGACACATCAACACTAGCAGGATTTTGTTTTGAATCCAGGTATTGATAAGCTACAACCTCAGTAACATTTGGTACAGCTTTTCCATCTACAAACACAGACATTACTTTAGATTCGGTATCAACATTAACTACAATCTTAGCCATTTTTATCTCTCCAAATAAATATTGTATATAACAAATAAACTTATGAATGAATTAATTCTGTGTCACTGTTTAATGACGCATACGACATGACTTGCAATAATCGCACTTCATCCATTGTAAGCTCCGACCCCTTTTGAGATAGAGCCTTATGATATAAAGTATTATACACATTATGATATTTGTCATCACATAATTTGCCGGGTGCCAATAACTCCTTAATGACAGACTTATTTATCAAACTATATGGTTGTATACAACATAATGTATTAAACTTAACATTTTCTAAATCTTTGGCTTGTTTGGCGGATAACGCCCGTACTGATGTTTTATTGCAATATTTTAAAAAGACAGGATTAACTATGTCGGCCACTTCCTGCTGTGCAGATTTAGCCCACATGAATGCTGTTAAGTATGCTGCCGCAAAGTCACCAGAAAAATCATTGCTAGATAAATCATCGCCTGATAAATCCTCTGCTGAATCCCCCAACGGCTTTGGAGTCCGACTTCGTTTATAACTATCCTTGGCGTTTTTTGGCCTGCCTTTGCCAGAAACATCTTTTTTACTTTCTTTAGAGTCTGGGCCTGTTTTAGAGCCTGTTTTTTGTTCAGCTATTTTTAATTGTTGCTCAAATGGGGTTTCAACATCTAAAAATTCTGCTGGAAATTCCTCAGTCATACCAGTTTGCTCCGGTGCGATATATCCACGTTGTAGAGCCAATTTCATAAATTCAAAGATTTTTTCTGGCGTGTGCCACGGACCAGCCTTAGATTTTATTTTCCCGGACTTTCTACTCTTTTCTTCACGTCGAAGTCTTAATTCTTCAAATTCAGGTAATTCACCAAATCTTTCTAAGACAGTCTCTAATGATATAATATCACGGTCTATCAACTGAATTAATAACGCTTTTTCAGCGGCCTCATCAGATAACACCATATTATCAAAAACTAACATTGCGCTTTCCTTAAAGCTCATTGCTTGTCTAACAAGTTCAAGTTCTTGCTCCCAAAACTTACGCAATATAGTACGGCCATATTCCAAGCGTTGAATTAAAGTCTTAAGCGATATAGAATTGTTTGTCATTCCTTTGCTTGTGGACGAACCAGTCAATGTAGGCGGAACCCCCAGACCTTCATAGATGGCATTCCATACGGGTTCGTATTTTTCTTTTCCTAAAAACTCGTGTATATTTGTACTGGACTCACTTAACTCAAGTTCAGGCCCCCAAATAACATCAAACGCACCACAACCAGGATTAGATAAAAGAACCTCATTTAATTTATTGATTGCAACGTCTGTTGGAAAAATAGACATATCTGGGTGAGCATCATTTATATGGCCCAACTTCCAAATACGTATTTGAGAGATAGCACTGTCTAAAGCAGCCAAATCAGCCAACTTCATTTTTTCCAAAAGCATAATATCATCCATGATTGCATAAATCATTGGGTCTGCCCACGCTTCCCAATCATCTTTTTTATAAAAGAATGACATCACTTTATTTGGGTCTAATGGAATAGTTGCAGCACCACTCAGGATAGCAGTTTTAATATCAGCAGGAAGTAGCTCAATAAGTTGACGGTCGGCGTCGGTCTTTGGGTGTTTGACTGCCCTCCGTAGATTAGAACTTACTTTCAAAGAATATAAACTTTTACCAACAAAGCTGGCAAGCTCCCCACCAACGGCCTCAAGCGAAAGTGGATTTAAAAAATTATACCTAAGTGGAATATTACGGTTTTGGGTTTTGAGGGGTTCGTCAAACTCAATGTCTGGCGTAAGAGTCTCTTTACCACCCATACTTTGAATATATTGGGCTTTTGATTTGGGTAGCTTGGCCATAGTTCTTTTAATTACAGTGATAGCTTCCCTGTATAATAAATTAAGAAATCTTTCTGATATTCTATCACCGTCGATTTTCTTCCACCATCCACGATAAAATTTTTGAATAGTTGGATTAGGATGAACAAGATGAGCGCCCTGACACCCGAAGTCTGCCATTAAGTCCACTACATTTCTAATAATACCGACTTTTCTATAAGCACTTCTACTAGCATTAATAATATCTAAGGGGGCGGTCGGAAGGGTCTCGTTTGGACGAAAAAACTCATAATCACTACGGCTAAACTGATTACGAACAGATGTGTTAGTATCATAGTTGGAATATAAGTCTCTACTACCTGCCGCCCTTTTATGACGAGCGCTAGACACAGGATGACCAGAATAAGAATCTACAGCCTTAGCGGTCAATGACACAAAATTTTTATCATCTACTCTAATATATGCTGTGTCACCGATTGGCTGTCTTTGGGGGATGTTGGGTGGCATAATATCTCAATAAAAATTAGTAATAGGATTGCATTCCCTTCACAATTATATTATACACTAAAATTTATCTAATAACTCCTTTTCCATAACCAATCTTAGAAATAATATGTTCTGGGCCAATATACATGCTGCCTGTTTGTTTGCCTTGTGGTATTTTACCACCAACAAACCCGCCTACAAACTTATGTTCTAATGCTGGTAATTTATTGTTGGCTATCACGCGAGCCACCATATTAGCTATTAATAATGCCGAGTAACGGTCTTTACGTAAGCGGCCCTTTTTATTACCGGGTAGCTTAACCTCAGGCGTATCCCATCTGTCACGACCGCTCGGGGTCTGGTCATGCATTATTGTAGTTAATTCATCTTTTAATTCCTCTATTTCCATAACACAATCTTCCAATGTATCATATTCACGTTTATGGATTTTGTCTAATGATATTGATTCACCAAGCGTGACAGAATCAAAAAATGGTAATAAAATACGTTGTTGTTCAAAATCTTGCCTTAGACCGTGGTTCGCATCGCGGGTAAAATCTGCATTGGCAAACTGCACCATATGTAGTATATGTTGGCCAGCCTCACCGTCTGTCGGTTTATCTGCTTTTTCCCACCAAAACACATCATTATCTCCCTGCTTAATATATGGCCATATTAAATTCTCGTTATACTCTGAACGGCATTCATCGGGGTCATGCAAAGTTTCCATGATTGTTATACCACCGCCCTGTGTGTCAATACCGATATGCCTAGTTGGAAATATCTTAATTAAATCTCTAATTTTCCTAGCACAATAAGCATAAAAGGATTTTTTTTCATCATTCTGACCCTGACCTTTAATTCTCTCTCTTAGTTTTTGTCTGTTGACAGACCATAAATAAACAATACGACGATGCCCAGGCCACACTTCCAAGACGACAATAGCAAAGTTATCATGTTCAGATGCCGGGTCAATACCATAAACATATTCACTGTTTGGATTACCGCGTGTTACAGCAGAGAATTGCACAGCACCATCTATAGTATCAATTGGGGTTTGACATACGCATTTTTCTATTAGACTACGCTTAAAAAACCCGTTGCTATCACGAGCGAAAACCGCTCCATATTCCATGTTAAATAAACCAACATGTGTTGTAGCTTTGGCTTGGTGAATTTGGCCTTGGTCCATGAAACCTGATGGTAATTTATTCCACGGTAATCTAATAATACTAAAATCTTTCCAATTAAATCCGTCTGGAACCTCACCCTTGAATACTTCTTCCAGCTTATATTTTTCACCGTTTGACTCAATAATTTGTTTATATCTTAACCAATAATTATAAAAATGATTAAAGGAATAATAAGCCGTGCCACTAATAACAATTTGGTTTCCAAACCCGATGTCTATTTCATCTGCTTCTCTATACATACCGAGACTTTTTAATACTTCAATCCTAGATGCATCCTTAGCTCGTTGTACTGGATTCGCGGATACAGAGGAGAACCCGCGAATAACAACCTCGAAAATTTCTTGAGGGAGTGAGTGAAATTCGTCAGCCAGCGTATAATTTGACCGCAAACCACGAATCTTCTCACCTGTATTATGACTAAAAAATCCATTAGCCCGATACTCATTATTATCTGGAATATTTACGTCGTATGTTTCACAGTCTTCGACATCTTCTATTGTGCTAATTATATCATAATAAATATCACCGTCTTTATATGAATATTTTAGTGGCGTGTCACCAAGTTTTTGTATGTTATTTAAATAATGTTCTATGCGTCGATGTTTACCAGAATCTCCGAAACCAATATTTTGATAAAACTGTTCAATATCATAATAATCATCAATCCACAAACCACACAATCCATCATAATTCTTAACTCTACACACAATCCCAAAATGTAACAGCATATATTGAATTTGTTTCAACAGATTAATATTGAGGTTGTATATATGAATACGGCACGTCAAACCCGAATTACTACCCAGTATTTCACAACCATAAGTAAATATACCTTTCAAATAACTGGCAATCACATCCTTATCAGCAGAGAGTATGGGGGATGGGATTTCTGGTTTATTTTCTAGGATGGTGTTTTGACCAAGTTCATATGCTTCATTTTTATTATATGGACATTGTGGGTTAGGCCACCACGACAGTTTTCTATCAATTAAAATATAATCCCCAACTTGTAATTCGTCTGTTCTACACCATGTAATTTTGTTATAACGAACAACCTTCATCTTATGATTATAAGTGCCGGTATATTCATATCCACGTTTTGTTGTGATTTTCTTGACTGGTTGCACGCCATTATTATGATAAAATCCCACATCTCTAAACTCACCATTAGATAATAATTGACTATCGCTCTTATCTGAACATACGTCTTTTATGTATTTAATACCATTGTTAGTAGTTACCAACGTACTGCCTGCTAAACACCCGACTGGGATAGCCGTAATAGAACTGTCACCCACATAAAACACACAGCGGTCAATATCTCGCTTAGGCCCCTCTTGTTTACCGCCACCAATCATATGCCTAAGTATAGGAGCGTTACGCCAAAACTGCTCCATATATTCAAACATGATTTTACTTTGACGAAAGCCCGAGCCCACAACTATGATTTTGCTACTTTGACAGAATACTGCTCGTAATAAAGCATAAAGAGAAAGCAAAAAACTATTATGAGATATAAAACCATTTGTTATAAAACTATGGTTATCTTTCAAATGAAGGTCAAAGGTTTGTTCATTACCTAAAGATATATTAATAATAGGAGTAAAAAATAAATTATCATCTATAATTTGTTTTAAGTTATTAAGTAAAATATTGGTTTCGTAGTCATCTGGATAATTTTGTAGGCTAGCTAAAAACCCACTCAAAAAATCATATGAAATATTATAACGATTAGTGAATGGATTAACTACATATTTACGTAAATTAACACTATATTTTCTAAGTTTTTGATAATCTTTTAACCATAACGACTTAGGTATAATATTTTGATTAGTGTTACGTTTTAAACTATTGATTCTTTTTCTTTTGCGTTCAAGCCCTATACCGATATTATTATTAAAAATCTCTGTGTCTACACCGCTAATACGTAAATGATAATAATATCTTTGATATATTTTATTAAAACTTTTATAAAATTGAGACACCACACCAAACTTTAATAAAAAGTGTTGCATAGACACAACAAGATTACGAGACTTAGAACAAAAACTGATATCACCACGTTTACTAACCATACCATCAGTATCAATCAAACCACGAATAAACGCAGCAACAGACTTTTTAGAAGCATTATACATACATGATGGAAAGTCTTTCTCTCCACAAACAGAAGAATTAAATCCTATTTTATCACTAAATAAATATTGTCGCAACATAGTCGAATATGTTACATAATCATAAGGATTAGAATTAGAACGCTTGGGGTATTTACCACAAACTCTGTAAGAAAACTTATTCCACTTTTCTATTAAATAACTGTCAGCAGAAGAAAACGATACCTGTCCACGTAAAGTATATCCGCCGTCTCCTACTAAACACCCCAGCATATATGCTTCTTCTTCATCTATATCATTAGTACCGCTATGCCATGTAGTATCCCTGCTAACACAAGCATAATCACCTAATTTTATATTTTGTAGCTCTACCCATTCTATCTGACCATCTCTAACAACGCGAATTTTATGTTCTGGTACTCCACTAATACGAAGCCCGTTTTTAGTACAAGTCTTATAAACTTGTCCCACTCCATTATTCCACCCATAGTCAATTTCACTATATCCATTTTCGCCAAAACACTTATTTGGTATAGAAATCCTGGTATACTCTGGAGAGTCTTTACCTATAATATCGCCAATCTTAGCAAATCTATCATTTAATTGAATAAAGGAATCACCGCATACACATTTACTGGCTCCACGACTGGCAATTAACATCGGGAATTTACGTGTCCACAACTCATGTAGTATTAAACATTGTAGGGGCAATAAATGAATATTCAATAGCCACTTACATGTATAATAAAAATTTTCAGGCTGCCTCATAAAGTCCAACAACTCCATCACTGGGTTGTTATCAAAAAGGGCTTTATTACCCATGTCTAACAGAGCATTGTGAATTTCTTTTTCACCATAGCTATCTGGCAAACCTAAATATCTATTTTCAATGAGTTGTTCTAAATCTTTTTTATTCATTTAATGCTACTTCTTTTACATCATTGATTTCTCTTTTGGGGTTTATAACAGTCATACCATACCATCCATCATATTCAGGTATTATACAAATAAATTCTGTGTCTATGTCTAAATATGTATCAGACATAATCATAGGGAGTTTGGTGTCTGTCGCCGCTATACATAACATCTCCCATGCATCTTCAATAGGTTCTGGTGTAGCTTCCCAAAGATAACCCATTGGTGTAACAAAATAATCTTCTTCATCATTGGTTTTTGGCTCACCATAAAATGTTAGAGCAAATCCCCACCGCTTACTTCCATGATTATCATACCACTCTGGTTTGATGATAATATGTTTGAAAACACTTAATACATCTTCTTTATGAATTTGCATAATTAATTTACCTAACTTAATAAATGTCCCGCACTTCCACCAATACGTTTAAAGAGTTGAACTGCTACATCTTTACCCTTGTCCCCGCAAAATAAAATTTTTACTTTATGGTCCGTCATTATTTCCATTGTTCGTTGTAAGATAAATGGGCCACGCACTCTTAGATATTTCCATCTATATTTAGGAATACCAGAACCAATAGGATAATTCAATATATCATATACTGAAAACTCTAATATAATAAATGGATAAATAAAATTGTCCAAACGAACAAGTTCACGCTCAAATCGTTTTTCCACAACATTCTTAGCCCATTCGCCGACAGAGCCTTTACGTTCGATGACAAAATAATCTTCCGGCAAACCAGCCAACGTATAATCTCCTGTAGCCAAAGATTGACATTGTGTACCGCTGCAATACTTAGAAGCTCTCCACTCCCACCCATGACCTTCATGTTCTTTGGTATCTCTGACAACAGTATATTTTTTAATAGGAGGAACGTGTTTTTTTAACATTGTTTATTAACCATAATATATATTAATTGTTGAAAATCAATTGTCGGCTTCCAACCCAAGACCTTATGGGCTTTTGTAGCATCGCCACATAAATATGGAACTTCATGGGGTCTATGCAAGTCGTCAGAAGTCACAACCCAATCCTTATAATCATAGCCAACGCAACTAAAAGCATATTCACAAAGCTCCCGAATTGAATACGCAGTATTAGTAGCAATTACATAGTCGTCTGGCACATCATGTTGCAACATCATGTACATAGCATTAACATAATCTGGTGCATATCCAAAATCACGATATGCCGATAAATTCCCTAATTGTAGCTTTTCTGATAAAACTCCCCCAGAACGGTGTAACCTACCTACGTATTTAGCTATTTTTTGTGTGACAAACTCATCTCCGCGTCTAGGAGAAGTATGATTAAAAAGAATCCCGCAACACGCAAAAATATCATACGCAGTACGATAGAGCCCCACCATCTGATGAGCGGCTAGTTTAGCAATAGCATAAGGACTAACTGGATTAAAAGGAGTATCTTCATTCTGAATTTTTTTACCTTGCTCATTGATAGAACAGTTACACCCAAACATCTCAGATGTAGAACATTGATAGAGTTTAACTAACGGGTATTGATTTTTTATAACCTCTAATATATTTAATACACCAATTGCGTCAACATTAAAAGTAGCGACTGGTTGATTAAAACTAGTATGAACATGAGATTGTGCAGCCGTATTATAAAATTCAATATCATCCTGTTTGACATCTCCACAAAACTCCAATGCTCTTTTAAACATATCCACTACAGATGAATAATCGGTTACATCACCTTCTATAAGCAGGAAGTATGGGTGTGATAAGCTCTTCTTAATTCTCCAAGTATTGTCCGTGCTAGTGCGGCGTTTTACACCGACGACATGATATTCCCTGCTTAATAATAGCTCACTTAAATATGAACCGTCTTGTCCAGTGACCCCGGTTATAATTGCTAGTTTTCTTCCGGCTTTGTGCATTTTGCAAATACCTCCTCTGGTAATAACGGTTTATCCTCTAAAAGTGGTTTTACAATTTTAAATTTTGCATTGTTTTCTTCTACGGCTGGTGGCTGTGATTTATGTGGTGGTATACTGTCATGATTAACAGATGCCGGTATATATTTAGGCTTGTGTGTATTTACTCCATAAAAAGTTATATTTGATGGATTACCAATAGTTTTGTTTTTATCAATACGAAAATCATTTGTCATTTATTCTTCTCCTTGATTATCTGCTGATAATAAAATTTTATCTAATACTCCATCATCAAATTCGTGAAATTCTCCCCAGTCTTTTTTAGTATTATCAACAGCCTTTTGGATTTTATTAAGTATTCGCCCTTCTTCTGCCCTACGCTTATATGTGTCTAGGTCTTTTATTAACTCAAAAATATTACTGCGACTTTCCTCAAGTTGTTTAAACCGCTGGTCACGAGCACCCTTGAGGTCTCGCAGTTTTTTGTCTTTTTGTGTTTGGTATTCAATATGTTCTTTAACAGTGGCGGACTTAGCCTGTCTTAAAGAGTTTAATTGTGTATTTAAGTTCCGAATATGGTCTTCGTCTCTATCGTCACGCAGCTTACCTCTTTCATCAGCCAGGTCTTGTTCTATACCAGATATTTCCTGTAGAATCTTACCACGTTCAATCACACTTCTTTGTACAAATAAGTCAAGCATCACTAAGTCTTTTATCATTAACTCGTCTGTTGGTAAAATATCGGTTGACGAGCTAAATTGCTCCATATAAGATGACCAAGCATCTTCAAAGAACAAGACTTCGTTGACTAAAAGACCTTTATAAATTTCCTTCCAAAACCTTGTTTCGTGGAGTTTGTCGGTCCATGTTTTTTCCTCTTCAGATTTTGGTTCTGGAGGCCCATATAGAAGTTTTAGTCTTTTTTTGACACATCGAACAGTGCGATTAATCTGTTTGGCTATTTCATCAGGCGGCAAATGTGCGTGATTTTCAATAAACTCGATGTCTTTTAATGTTGGAGCGCCCGGCCTACATTTATACTTACCCTTCTTTCTTGCCATTAGCACCACCCTCATAAAATTCATCTGTTAATTGTTTGGCTGCTTCCACCACTTTATCTCGCCGCCCCTTTGGTAGTTTAGCATCTTCAAGGAATCGTTTATAATCTGCCCTAAGTCGTAAATCAATATTATCTGAGATATATTGCAGTAGTTCTTTATCACATAATACCTGGAGTGGGTCATCAATATAATATTGAGTTGTGGATTCAATATCATATGTTTCCATTAAGCGTTGTCTACTTAATACACGGAACGACCAACTATGCCATTTTTTACAGGGCTGCTCTAATTGGCAATCGCCGCCTACAAATTCTTCACATCTTGAACATGGGAAATTCCCGTGTAGCTTATCTCGCCGTAGATTGATTAACCGATATTTAATATGAGTGTGTAGGAAACTTTTCAGGGAGGCCCCCTTGGTGTTGTTAAACTTAGGCAATGCCTCCATTCCAAAGATAAATCCTTCTTGTTTGATGTCTTCCAACTCATAACATCCAAACGTAAAAGAGTGAGCAATAGTCTTGACCACATCTATAATACTGTCTATTATTTGTTGTTCGGTATATCCTTGTGGTATGTACATTCGTCCACCTATTCTTTATTGTGTTATATTAGACGCTATCGCTTGTTCACAATCGTCTGGAGATTCTGGGTCTGGGGTAGCTAAATCATCTTCGACACTTTTTTTTAATTGCTCGCTGCCCCTAGTGTATAATATCGAAGGAGTAAGAGTAATCGTGTCAATTTGTTGAGTAGCCAATGGAAAATCAATTAGTTCTGTATCAGACATTGGTATATCCTTTGTAAAATTGGTTATTATAAAATTGTCGTAAAAACCGCGCTCTCTATTATATTATACACACGGAGTGATATATTTAGTCAATAAATAATTTTATATTAAGGAAAAGAAATGGACAGGATAATGAAAATGCCCGATGGTGGGATTCTTAATGTTGATGTTTCACTGTTACAATTAGGTCTCAGTCAATGTAGAAGTATAGCAGAAGATACTCTATGTAATTGCAAAGATAACACGGACGATGATTATATAGACGCAATGAATAGAATTATTGATATGGTGGTAAAAACACTACATGAAATTGATGTGGAAAATATGACTCCAGTAAATGAGGTCAACTCTATAAAATATACAATTCAGCAGGAAGTACAGGGAGAATAAGACAATGCGATGTGATTGTACAAGTATGCCCGGTAGGCCAAAGGGCATTGTTGATAAGACCCAGCGGAAAACTAGGTTTGTTGGGTGGACGGATGCCGACTTAAATATACTATTATCTTCCTATTATGATATGACAATATCTGAGTTAATTGTACAATTAAACAAGTCTAAGAGTGCTATTTTAGCCAAGGCGAGAGAATTGGGATTACGGAAACCGTGTCATACGTTTGTGATGTGTCAAATTGATAAATTAAATGGTAAAAGTGGAATTTTTGGCTTACAAGACTTAAATACCATACCAAAGATAGTATATCTTGATGGTCAAGAAGACGTTGGTTCATTTTTAAAGGCTGGGCTGGGGTTTTTAGACAATCCATCATCCCCGAGTGGTATTTTTCATCCGTCCTTAATTTTATTCTTTCAATATTGTGATGCCTCCGATTTTGGAAAGTATATCGACCAATTCATGCAGTCCCCACGGTGTAAATTGTTGAAAGAGGTATGGCCAGCCGACGCTGTTGTTCATCCTTCATTTTAGATTATAATATAATTTATTTATTTCTCATTATATATTTTCTCATCATATATACTATTCTTAAAAATATTTTTCCCTAAAACAACCCTAATGTAATCACTACGAGGATACCGCTGGAGGGTTTGGTGAGTGGGGTCTACTGGGGTTTTTATGGGTTTCTTAGCGGGGGTGTTGCATATGTAGGCCGTACCGCCTGGACGGGGGGTATCTGGACCCCCTGCGGCATTATATAAACCGGGGGGCTATTCTCCACCCGTTGGCGGCATTGCACATTGGCAGGTATTCGCGGGGGGTATGAGATAGCTTAATTCTATTGGTGTAACTGCATACACTTGCCAAGCGTTCACGTACCATATGTGCATTAACACAATATATGGATATGATACCCCCTGCCGATACTACTCTATTTGGGGGGCTACGCCTTTGGCATGAAATATGCTGCGATAGCATTTATCGTGCCAATTCGGTTTTCCCCCCTCTCTTAGACCCCAAGCTATCTACAGCATACGCGATAATCGACGTAAAGCTATACGTAGCAATAACTTAGATATGGCCAACTATTAGGGGGTGTCCATGCCATTTTGTCAATTACTTTATGTGCGGAGCACCAACTACCGACAATTTTGTCAAGCAATAAGATTTTATCTCGTTATGGCGTAAAGCTTTACGTCGATTCGTGGAAAATACTTTTTGGCGTGTTGACACAATACTGAAAATGACGATAATCCTATATGTTGCCACTATGGCAATGAGACAATCCGAAAGGTTACACTCCACCCCATAACCAGATAGGTGAAAACATGAAATGTGAAGTATGTGGCAGAGAATGGCATTGCCCCTCTCAAGGTGGGTGCGATACCGTTGACGGACAAGTGGTATGTTCTCCCCTATGTGGGGAATTAGTGCCCCACCCCACCGAAAAGGGGGGTGCTGCAATTCAACGCAAGGTATTAGGAATACATCATCTACTGAAAAGGTATCGTAATGCTGTAATGGCGGGTGACACCCCCAGCCTTGGGGATATCCATACTGCCATTGACCAACTAACCATATTGGGAGGGCTGTTGGAATTGTACCCCCCGCAAGCGTAACTACCCCTCTAATGGGGGGTGAGGGTTTCAACCCCCCTATTTCTACCACTTTGTGAGGATAGGTAAGATGAGTACAATGGTCAATTTAGAGAAGATGGTGGAGTTGTTGTCTCGCGTCAAGTTTCGCACAACTCCCGAGGGGGGTATGGCGAAAGCGGGCATGAGACGGGCTAGGATAGTCAGCCGTTCCGACCCAGCCCCCAGAAAGGGGGATAAGGGACGAATCGTGAAAATCACGGAGGGAAACGTCGATTTTAACCGAGATATGGGCAAGCTACGTGAATCGGTAGACTTGCCACCAGTGGGTGGTCCTCTCCCTTGGGGGCAATGGGTAGCACCCGATTCCCCGGTAGTTGAACACAAGGGGAAATACTACTTCGCCTGTATCCCCACTACTGGGGACACGGCAGGCACCTGTGGGGTGGTATGCTCATCCCGGTATGAGTTACCTGATGGCACCCCCCTGGAGAAGCACGACGAACTAGTCCAAAGTATCGTTTATCGCAAGGTAGACGGTACCCCACTTGCGAAACGTGATTCGTCAAGCGATTACGGATATCGGGTGTTCAGTCTTGACAGGTGTAGCGTCCGGTTGACCCTGGACGCCGAAACCTACGAGTACACCCCCCAGTAGAGGGGGTAGCATCCGGCCCCCACAATCGGGTGGGGGTCGGTTAGTGTCCCCTCACAACCAATCAATGTAACCCCCGAACCCCCCGATAGGAGTAGTCAAAATGGATACGGTAATCAGTGAAAATCGCCTAGTCATCTCGGATATCGAGGCGTTTACCCTATTTGAGATTGACGCGGGGGCAATGCGTCACATATCAGGGCCAAATAAGGGAGAATTGATTTTCCCCGAACTACACGGGGAATATGTACCATTGTGGGAAGTCAAAGAAACCACCCCCTTAGAAGAGGGGATAAACAGTATTTGGGGGACAAGAAAGCACAAACAAGCTAACGACCCCAGTAGTCAACAGAGATTGGCTAACGTGCTAGTGTATGCCAAGCATATCGCCGATGGCGGTAGTCGCCCGTTGCACGAATTGGCCGTTCACACGCTCTAGCCAATAGGCAGGAAGTATCATGCAAGTATTTTGTCAGGTCTGCCGCCACGCCATGACCCGTAAGCGTAATTGGCTAACAGGCAAGGTTTACTGGGTCTGCCCATGTTGTCAGTCATTTCAGGAGATAAAGTAAGATGAAGACAATCCCGCAAAATCACCCGGTTCGGAAAGCTATCTCCGCATTGTCAAGTGGGGCATATTATGATGAAGTGTATCACTGGTGGGATAAGGTGGTTGCAATTCTGCAATCTAACGATATTCTCCCGGATACTTCCCCGGATATCCTGGAGTGTCCAGTCATATATAATCAGACTGGGCGGGGGGTAGTCAACCTAGCCAATACGGACAGTCGGTTAATCTATGAATGGTATCGAATGCCAGAAACCTACCGATGGGAGATAGTCTGCTATTTAAGCTAGACAATCTAGCTATGCCACACCCCTTGATAGTTGTACAACCAACTATTGGGGGGTTGTCTATAGTCAAATAGTTGGGAGGAGAACGTGAATCGACGTAAGTCGTTATGGCATAAGGGTTTACGTCAAAAAACTGGCCCCCGAATCGCCATAAAGCTTTACTATATAATGACTTACGACAATATATGTACTTCCTGCCGAATTGTTTAAGATAGCTGTTGACAATGCCGATTGTACTTGTATAATGAGGTTAATTCAGGAAAGGGAAAAACAAATGACTCTTAAGCAAGCCTTAACCTACACCAGATACAGTCGCAAGTGTCCAGACCACGTACATCCCGCTCGATGGAGGGGTATGCTCAGGTTCATCGAATGCCATTATGGCATAGGGTGGATAGCAGCATTTTGACCATCCTAACCAGCGTAGTATGGCGGTTTTGATTAGTCTATAGTCAGTCAGTATTGAGTAAAAAGCTCAAGTCTTGGGTTGACAATACCGATGTATATGGTATACTGATTAACACGAAAAACATACATTGGAAAGGAATTACAATGGCTTGTCCAATCTGCGGTAGCAACGACCAACGAGTTGACCTGTACGGAAACTTAGTCTGCTCTTGTGGGGAATCACTTGACAGAGAAGAGATTGAAGAGGCGTTCACCGAACAACCCGAATCGTGGTATGACGATTATGAAAATGAAACCGAGTATAGGGACTACCAAGACTATTGGAAGATTAACGGATAAAGCCATGATAGCTCTATTTGAGCGGTTCGAGATAAGTATGACCAAGGGGCAAGCCTCTTCCGCCAGTCATTCGGGGGATTGTACGGCAGAAGTCTCGACTCTGACCGCTTGCGAATAGTCTGGATAGCAGCCGGGAACATATCAGAAGGGAATTGGCAATGAGATTTTCCGAACTAATATCCGATACCAAGTGGATTAGTCCCCGGTTAAACAATGGTGACTGGGATTATTGGCTGGTAATCGAGCTAATGGACTGGTATGACACCGTTGGCAAAAACGAATCCCCAGCACACTACCACGTTAATCTATCGGTGGTAGTGCCCAGTCAAGCCCCCGCGTTGACAATGGCACAGTTGGTCAAAGACTTGCCCGATAGCTTGTGTGACAATATCCACGCGATTGTGGAAGCATTGCATAGCTATGGTTTGGGTGCTCCAATATGGCAAGAAAACGGGAACAAAAGCAAAGCCCTGCTCACCGCGTGTAAACGGTTTGCTAACATGGAAGCTAGTCTACTATTTGGCTTTATCATGTATAGGCCAATCAACGCGGTGGGGGCGACAGAATGGGATTGGATTAAAGGCCGAACAATGCCAGAAGACGATATACCCTGGGAAATAAAATAAGCAGGAAGTGCAGGGAGGGAGGGAGGAGGAACCCCGTCTTATGTACTTAAACTATGTCATCGGTTCCGTTCAACTCATTAGGATTAAAGCCATGATTCCCAAACCAGAGCGTAAGAACAAACTCGCCACCCTCGTGCGTATCGAGGGATTCGACGGACTAACCGAGCTATTGCAAAAGTATGTAGGCGATAGTGTATGTCTGGGGATTTGCACAACGCCCGGTTGCAACTACACCACCGAAGTTGAGCCCGATTGTGCTGAGGGGTATTGCGACAGGTGTGATAAGCAAACGGTGGTAAGTGCAATGAGACTTGCCGGAATGATTTAAGCAAAACTATACCTCATAATGAAAAAGACCTAACTCATTGTGGGGTATAGCTTTACGTGAAACCGGGGGCGGGGTATTTGACATAAACCCTTATGTACTAATGACTTATGTTAATATTGCACTTCCTGCCAAAATTATTCAAGGTTGGGCTTGACAACACCGATAATACTGGTATAATAGGCAATATAGTACATGGTGCTCCGTTAATGCGTGGTATTACCGGGCGACGCTCTGTCAACGTATCACCCACGGTATCGTGATAGGTCTGCAAGTAGTCAATAGTCAGCCAGTCCCAAGGGATTTTACAAAGTGTGGGGCTTGACAATGCCGATAATAACGGTATACTAAGAAACAATGACCACCACCAATAATCATAGGAATAACAAAATGTTCAGACCCAACAAAAAACTGCCATCCACCAGCAACCAACATGCTTGCCGTACCAAGGGCGTGAGAATATTGCCCAAGCCGCAATTCGTGACTGTTGGATTACCGCCCGGATTCAATAAATGCTGTCTCAATGTGGTATACCATGACGGTATTTGCCGAAGTTATACCATCTCAAAAAAGGTAGCAGAAGTATTGTCAGCTAATGGTATAAGCACAGAAGGCTAAAGATTGGGATTGACATTGCCGATGACATTGGTATAATACAAAAGTCTAATGACAATCGCCAACAAACGGGATATAACAATGCGAGTACATATCCAAGTGTCTACTGGGGAACCTTGCCCGAAAAAGGAAGAGCGAGCGTGGGATTGGGTAACTAAGCAATGTGACAATCTAACAGATTGTATCTATTGCATTATTGAGGAAGAGGGAAGAGGCTTTACCATTGAAGACGACAATGGAAAGGTTATCGCAGAACACATAGAAACCTATTGTCACTAGAAAGGAATTAGACCAATGACCATTGTAGTAGACTTCGCCGCCGACCAAACTCCCACCAAACCATCCGGCAAACGATGCAAAGTATGTGGATTCCGTGTACGTGGGAAGCACCACGAAGAAGGAATACACCATAAAACCATCGCCAACGATAAAACCGGGAGCATACAACCCCGTACATGTCCACCGCTCAAGAATAGGTAGTCCTTAGTCCTAAACCCCAATGTAGAAATAGAACATACTAACAATAGGAAGGAGTGGTATCATATGACCTGATTAACACCATAGAATAAATAAATAAACAAAATAGCATATGGAAAGAACAAACTCATAGAAATAAGAAAGAGTAGCCCCATAATCATACGTAAGTGGTTATGGGGCTTAGGTTTAAGTTAATTACCCCGCCCCTCATTTGTCATAAACCGTTATCACATAATGATTTACGACTATTCTAAAAAAACATGGCGATAGCCATTGACATTGCCGATAGATATAGTATAATAGAGGGGTGATTATGTAATTATGTTGATGAGAAACCACGGTATACTGTGCTATGGTCTAGGTGTGGCCCACCCCATGTATGGTAGTATGTCTGGGTGTAGTCTATAGTCAGCCAATCCCAATGGGTTTTCTAAAGTCTGGTATTGACAATGCCGATAGTAATGGTAGAATGTCATACAATGTGCCCCGCGATATAGTAGCAATACCTATCCACCAATAAGTAGGAATAGCCAGGGTTCCAAGCGGGGTTCCTTTTTCAACTCATCCACCAACCACAAGGAAAAAACAATGTTTGTGGTTTATGACAACGGAGAAGAATGTATTATGACAACAGTCAAGAATGAACGAAAAACATTGAAGATGTATTTTTTTGAGGGTGGGCGTGACGTATTAGAGTACAACAGAAAAGAAGTTAGTGATATTGCAATACACATTTATGCAAGGCTTAATTGGAGGTCATAAGCTTCTGGCCGAGTGTTGGAATTGGTAGACAAAACAGACTTAAAATCTGTCGCTCGATATTGGGCGTGCGGGTTCGAGTCCCGCCTTGGCCACTAACATTCCACTTACTATAGGAAAACTTAAAATGGAAAACATAATACAATATGTACCATGCTCATTTATCAATACTACTGACCCACCAATTAAAATTGGCCCAGTTGATAATATGTGGGTACAATACAGCGAAACACATTGCGACCACCCAGAAGAACTAATAGCGTGTATCACAAGGAAGTATTACTACCCCCATCCAGATGCACCAGATACAGCAATGCTATCTGTGCAAACCATTGATAAAATTATTACCGCACGCCCAGGTGGTATAAACTACCCACCTCTATACATGCTACTGCAAGCACAAAATATGGTTCTGAATATATTGCCAACACCCCCCAATAATGGGGATTGACTTTACAGAATAAACCTGTATAATAGGGTGGTAACACAAACCTCAATCAAGGAATAATCGTCATGGGCATTCGTTCAATGGTAGGGATAGCGATAGTCGGTCCACTGGATAAGCTAAATGAGATTTTGGCTATGCCGGGAGTCAAAGACTTTTGGAAAATGTCTGACCTAGACACTACAGAACCAACGCTATACGACCAAAACCAAGAGACTGGTGCCGAAGTCTACATAGTCAAGTGGTATAATGATTATATCAAGTGGAGTGAAAACCACGAAGACCTACAGCCTTTCTATACCATGTGGCGTAGGGCAGAATCACTTGGATTAGACGGCAAAATGATTGAATACTGTTATGAGTATCCCGATACTGATAATATGTATTCATATATAAATAACGGACAAGGCTTAGAGTTTCCTAGTCTCAATATACAAATTGACATGGGAGAATAAAATTATGTTGACTGTACACGACATTAAGGAACAACGCGAACAATTACAACAAGATGTTATGTGTATACTAGATGGATATGACCAAACAGTAGTGGATAATATCTGCCAAGACATAGTTGACAAATGCAATTATATGATTGCTAAACTCAACTGTGATACACTCAATAGTTGTAAGCCCGGTAACGTCATCAGTATTGTGTACGGCGATAACCCTGAGCCTCGTGTTTGTCGGGTAATGGATGTACGTGACACCCAAGTATCGCCGGTATGCCGCAAAACCTACATTCGGAGAAACCTGCCGAGACAACGCTACTTGTTGACCTGTCAAGATACGCAAGGGCGAATCCGGTCATTTTATGCCGGAAACGAAAAAACCGCTAAGGTTATCGGACTATTCGGTCGAATTAAACTATGGGCTAAGGGTCAACTTCCGCCAAAGCCTAATTTGACATAAGGTAATACGCGAATGGCAACGCATGAAGTAATACACGGGAGGACTACCAATTTTATACAAGCCGAAACCCTATACCGTGCTTGTATGCAAGTAGCCCGCAAAGAGATATTATCTACCGGACTAATCAGAGAACCGTTCCTGGTTATCTCTCATTATGCTAATAGTATTGACACCAAAGAAGAGAATATATCGTTAGAGTTCATTATCAATTTACTATCACTATCTAGAGAGGATGAGTAAAATGGATATGGGATTTTTGGGTGGAATTAAACTTGCCAATGGTAAGGAGTTAGACGCCACAACCAACCCAGAAGATATTTACTGGTTTCACAAGAATAATGGGGCTGGTATCCGACAAGATAAAGCCACGGGTGGTGGCAAATCCAAGGGTGCCAGGGCGAAAGGCCGCAAGACCGTTCACAGACCTGTCGATATGCAAGAAAGGTAATAAGCAGGAAGTGCAGGGTATTTGGGGTTGACAATATCACTCCGCGTGATATAATTATAATATGTGGAACAGGCCACTTGTGGGGAATCTGCCTGACGTGCGACAACCCACTAAGATTTTCCTTGACGAAAATTGGTAGGTGCTCAATTGCCGGTCTGATGCACCGGTGAAAACTGTCTTATAAAAAAAGGAATAAGATATGGTCAAATACACTGTATACTATACAGACGAAATACTCGGTAGACAACTATCAGAGTGCTTTACAACACTAGAACTAGCCGAACACTTTGCTGCAATGAAAGCCAGAGATGGTTTATCTAACATGAATGATGAACCTACTTATTGTAATTTTGTAATAACTACAATACCATACAACACCAAAACCATTAAATATATTCTTAGTTCAGTTTTTTTTGAAGAATTGAGCGAACATTTTCACGATATTGTAAAGGACTTCTATGATTATGAAAATCATCCCTATACGTGGGGTGGCAACAATCATTCTCTGGTTGAATTAGGTGTGATTCTTGACACGATACAACAATTTTGTACGGATGATGACAAAATACATAAACTTATTTACCATTGTTATAAAACGCTTGGACTACCACCAGAAACATTGATTGACATGGAAACGTAATGACGATATGATGAGCCTCACCCTGGTTGTAAGTGCTAATGGGGTGGTTTACATAGCCCCGTGACACAAGAATATGGGTGAAATATGCCCTAACGTGTTACGGGGTTTTATTTTATGACGATTAGGTGGCACCCCACTTGCCGTAAACCCTTATCTACCAACCACTTACGGCAATACTGCACTTCCTGCCTAATTTTCTCAAGAATCAGGGTTGACATTTCGATAATACATAGTATAATGGCGTTGTAATTATTCGTCAAATCTCTCTCAATAGGATGGGATATGCTGGCATTCTCCAAAGCTAACGCGAAAACCCGACGATTGCGACAAATCCCAGCATTGTCAAAGTATTTACAAAATAATCGCCGGGTGTATAGTCTAGATTTGCTATCAGGCTGGTCATGTCCGGGGGCATTACATTGTTTATCTAAGGTCATAGCAGATGACAATAATAAGCGTCATATAAAGGATGGGCGATTTTGTCAATTTCGGTGTTTTTCAGCTAGTCAAGAAGTAGTGTTTCCACATACATATGCATTACGCAAGCGTAATTTGACCGCATTACGTGACACCAGAGGGGTATCACAATGTTATAAACTGCTCAGTAGAGGACTACCACCCAATTGTGGTATATTACGGTTGCACGTTGCAGGCGACTTTTTCAAGCTATCCTACTTGCAGGCGGTGCTACGTCTCGCTAATGAACGGCCCGACATATTATTCTATGCGTATACTAAGGCATTGCCGTTTTTCCAACACATACATATATATAATCCAGGCTTGGGTATTGTAAACAAAACGGGTAACTTTCTGGTGACTGCCTCATATGGTGGTAAGTATGACCAATTGATATCTCAATTAGAATTACGTTCCGCTAAGGTTGTGTTTACTGAGGCGGAAGCTAAGAAATTGCCTATTGACCATAACGATAATCATGCCGCTACTATTGGTGGTAACTTTGCACTGTTATTGCACGGCCAACAACCAGCTAAGTCCCCCGCCAGTAGGGCACTGCAAACCCTAAAAAATAACGGCATAAGTGGATATCAAAGAAAACTCAAGAAAGGGGATTGACTTTGCCGATATATGCTATATAATGCAAGTGTTGTGACTAACAAAACCTAAACCTTTTTCATTGGAGATTTTGTCATGGGTAGAGTAGCTACGTTCACGAGTGAACAATTGTGTGTTGCTTGGGCAAAGCAAGCGAATGCCGACCCCAAGGGAACCCGCCAGGATGTCGTAGCTGACATCATTACGGCCACGGGTGTTGAGGATACCGCCGACGTGCGGAAGAAGATGTATAACAATGTTACCCAGCGTGTTCGACAACTGACCAAGGACGGCGTTAAGTTCGCCGAACTGGCCGGTGGTCGCAAGGGGAACAAGCGGGACAAGGCTGATATTGCAGCCCTGCAAACGCTGTTGGATTCCTAGGCTAACGCCACGATACCCCGCAATTGCCATAAGTGGTTGCGGGGTATCATTTTACGTCGATTTGCCCGCCCCCGGCTTCGCATAATCTTGTGCTTCAACGACTTACAACGATTCCCGATAATTGGATATAATTATGGAGTTATGGGATTGACTCTGCCGATACTATCGGTATAATGGTGGTGTTGACCCTTTCCCAAGTTCTTCCGAACCAAAGGAGAAAATCATGCTGTTTGTATTACACTTGCAAGATGGGATTCCGCGAAAGCTGGTGGGTCCGTTTGACTATGCCCAAGCTATCGACACTCTGGCATCAATGGTTCCAAAGGAATATATTGTGCAAGCTACCAAAGACGAAAAACTACAAATACAAAATGTCGTGCCAATGGGTTGGTTTATTGTGTCGTCCGAGGACTAAGTGGTCCGAGGACTAAGTTGACAATCACACAGTTTTATTACAAAGGAAAAATGACAATGGTTAATGTTGCCGAGAACACCATAGGTGCCCAAACTATCGCCCAAGAACGCGACTCCTATGCTGGTGACTCCGTTCTGCAAAACCTCACAATGGGCAAGGGACAGGGCTTCTCTAAGGTCGCCGCCGATTGGCTCAAGCAATGTATGACGTTTGACCAGGCTATTGACAAAATGGTCAATGAACAAAAAACCATCGAGGATATTCGATGTGGGCTTGCCAACTGGGATGTAATTGCCCACAATGACCGAATTGCTTTTCGATACTTGCCTACGAGCCGTGAGTATACTCCGACCGACCATTGTCTCAATCTAATATGTTCGGTAGGCCGTGGATTGTCTACATGGGCGGTGCGTAGCTTGCGGGGACCGATTGGACACCCCACCAAGAAGAACGCCGATGGCGAACCGACTACGGTCGCAGGTGGAGAACGCGGGATTTCCGATTTTGAGGTACTGCGTGATTATATCAAGATTCACCTGTTCAACGCTAACCGCGTTAATCAAGACAAATCTCGCTTGTTCCGTACATGGGATGATGGTACTCTGCGAGCTATTCTAAGCGAGCAGTATCAAATCATCAACAATGTATGGTGCTTGGAGACATTTAAGGATATTCTGCCAGGTGGTATGGTATCACACTGGAGGGGTAACGCCGACACAATCTATGGTAATATCCTAATCCCTGATACTATCCGTCAAGAAAACGATTCTGACTTTGGTGGAATGCTAAGTATCGGAAATAGCGAGATTGGCGTAAGGCGAATTAGTAGCTTGCCCAGTGTATTCCGTGCTATATGCCAAAACGGTTGTATTTATGACCAGCAATTTGGCGAAGGCTTGCGAAAGGTGCATAGGGGTCATATCGAGCTTGTATCCCTGAAAGCAAACATTCGACAAACAATCGAAAGCCAGATTCCTCTTCTGCCCCAAGGTATTGAACGGGTACTTGGCTTACGGGCGTATGGTTGCGGGGATACTCCGCTTCGCAATCTCATCGCTCAAACCACTATTGATTACAAGTTGTCAAAAAATCAGGCGACTGCGGTATTCAACGGGTGGAACAAAGAGCTTTCATTGTTGGGTGTAAACGAAGGAAGAACAGCATACGGGCTACTTGGAGGTATCACGCGAGCGGGGCAAACCTTCAATAACGACCAATGGGTCAACTTTGACATTATGGGTGGAACCCTTGCATCGACAGATAGAAATGGATGGGACAAGTTCCGTAATCGTGCCGGTAACTTGACCGACAAACAGATTGAAAACCATATTGGAGAACTGGTTTTCGCGTAAACATTCATTCTGATTATTCAATATCATATCTCGGCAGTTAGCCCGTAGGGGGACACACTTAAACCCTTACGGGCTTTCACTTTACGTCAAACCAGGGGCACCCCAATCGTCATAACTGTATAACTATCAACCACTTACGTCGATAATATCTCCTAATGCTCTTGACTCTGCCGGTCGATATAGTATAATAGGGGCATGGCAAAATCCGTGCCAATAGATAAAATCTTTTAATAACCATATTGAAGAAAGGAATTAAATTGACAAAATACTATGTGATAAGCGGCGACTTGCAGGAAATCGTAACAACTAAGGATGTAGTCACCGCGATAGAGAAGGCCCTACAGAACTGTCATAAAAAAAACGCCAATATGCCTACTCTAAACCCATACAACGTATATGTGGACGAGCGGGGTTTCCGTGAAAACCGGGAAGCAGAGTATGTTATATCTGTAGATACGGCCCTCAAAATGGCAGGTTATATTTTCGAGGATGATAATGGTCAATCACTTCCTTATGAAGAAAATGATGATGATGACGGAGGAACTACTTTACTAATTCCAGCCAATTAAAAAGATTGTAATAAATGAATATATTGATTGGCCTACTAATAATAGGCGGTTGGATATACGGCGGTTGTATGATGAAAGTCGCCCAACATCATAATAACAATGAAGGAAGTAAAGCTACAATGGGGCATCATTATCAACGGGATATGTTCAACAAGACATGGAGGGGGTAATATAAGTCCGCTATGGCTCATGGCTCTGTCACCAGCATTAAAATGTTCCCTCCAGCGAATATAAACCGCCCCCCTGTTTAATTCTAAATGGGAGGGCTTTTTTTGTGGTCATATTGTGAACCACCCAATATAACTTACTAAAGATGGAATAGTCTGTGGTAGTATATGGTCAGTGTAAAAGTTATGTAAAACCTGACCATTTTTAGATTTTCCTCCACAGACCACTTGACGGGATTTTCCTTGACAAGTATTATATAAGCAGAGAGATGTATATGGGGGTTGAGTGGACAATCACTAATAATTAACTTAGCAAAGATTTAACCATCTTAACAGGCATGACCTAAAAAAAGCAACAACTTATAACTATAGTAACTATAAGATACTTATAAGAGAGTATTATTTTTTTTGTCTCCTCAACAGTCCAGCCCTACTTACTTAATAGTAGTCTTAGTATAAGGGATAACTAATAATGATGTCATTTGAAGAATTAAGAAAAAATCTTGATAATCCCAGAGAGTTCTCTAAGGATGAGTTTGCTCAAATATGGTGGTGGATGAGACCGAAATGGAGTGAGGAAGGAAGGGATATTTGTCAGATTATAGTGGACGCCAAAATATTTAATACAGTAAGTGATAGTAGACGTAAAATAAAAGAAAATTGTGTAAGTTGGAATGGTGTTAAGGTAACGGACCCAAGTTTTAAGCCCACCTTTATAGAACCGGGATTTGGAATTATTAAAATAGGTAAAAAAAATCATTACATGGTGATGGGATAAGGATTATCGACATACCTAAAATGCTATCAAAACTAAATCATCCAATTTTATATTTGGACAATCACATAATTCAAAACAATTACTTTCCCTATTAAAAGAGAAAAACACACGATTAAGGCAAGTCGGATAAACCCCCTCTTTAATCTCCTCAATAACTGCGTGTGTGTAATAGCCATCATCGGCAATATCTACACAATTATGCACTACGCAATGTTCTGCCTCATCCTTATTTAAAAAAATGCCAACTAGTCTATATCGACCTTTATTATAATTGAAAACAGTTAATAAAAAAATAGTAGTATTGTCCATTAATGTATCACTCCTTCTTGATTGATAATAGTCTAGTATAAGTAATAGTCAGCGAGCTATGTATAGTCATCCACTTATTCAGCAGGAAGTACATATATAAGTAAAGTGGGGCGATAACCCTATAAGTAAGCCCGCTTATTGTATATAAATATCCAACCAATATGTCAACACCCCCAATGGTATTTGTAGGTCAGTATGTTCTGGGGTATATGTACCGCTTTCATCATTTATCCATTCAGATTTAATAATATACTTAATATACTTTTTATCTTTAGGCGTATTAATTAATATACAAGCCCAAATATCATTTTCTGTAGGAGGAAATAGTAAACCATAACCCTGTGGGGAGTTGACATACTCGGCCAACTTACATGTAATTTTTTCCATTATTATATACCTTTGGTGGTTTCTTAGCAAGTAAAAAGTCAATAAAAATTTGTATTACTCAAACCCGTTTAATATAAAAATCCGAACCGAATTTTTTAAAAAAACGCGCGCAGAATGTGTATACTTATTTCGTAAGTAAACAAGTAATAAGTAACAATAAGGTAAGTAAAGAATCTGACGTTATCAATGACATACAGTAAAAAGTTAGTATACCAGTTAATAAATAAGTAAAAATGTATACTATGCATTCCCTGCTTATGCGTTGTTAAGTGAATAATTAAAGTTGAACTTATCCATGAATGATAATCAATGTTATACAGTTGTAAAGACACAATAGTAACTATAGTAACAATAAGATACTAATAACCTACAGTGCTTCTACGCTGAGTTTTGGTAAAGCCCCATTCCATTTTAATAATTGCGTCTCATCTTGTACTGGTTTTATATCACATAAAGATAATTTATTAAGAAATTGTCCTCTATATGCCTCTGGTATAAAATCAATTGACTTATCATACCATTGACCAACCCATTCGACTTGTTTAGGTGAGTTGAAAAACTTAGTAGAGTCGGGGTTAAAAATTTCGCATGGGAAGCCGCGATACTTATATAAGTAAAATACGACTGATGTACTTTTGCCAGTTTTGGCAGCCTCAATTACATTTTTATCTAAATGACCTACCTTATTTTCCCACAAAGCTTTTCTGCGAAAACACTTCCAACATTTACCGCATGGTTTATAGTCTGGTCCTAACGTACAGCTTCGGATATGCGGAGTTAATTGGCTATTTAAGCCCGTTACTATCTTATGTGTGAGAATAGCCGACATTCCAACCACGGGTAGACAGTCATATACTCCTATTTGTTTGAAGGCATTATGTAGTTTGGTAAATGTATGATATTTAAGATTGGTCTTATGTCGCAAATACATCAAATCAAAAACATGTCCCTCAACACTCATTTTCAAATCATAATAGTCTGCATATAAAATACTTGGTATGTTGAACATTCCTGCACGCCATAATCCACTACGGACACCAAACTTAGTACAGAAATCATGCATGTTGGTATGTACTACAGTTAAGCAGGGAAGCATGGGCTGTGCGTCCAGTATATTTGGTGGTACTTGGGATTTATAATAATTGATATAAAAACTATAATCATGTGGAATAAGTTCATGGGCGGCAGTAGAGTCTAAACCCCCTGAATATGCTAAGGCTACCTTTTCACCAGGATACCTATATCCTATATTATTTATATCATCAAATTCTTTTACAAACCCACCTATCAATAAATATTCCACCATACTTAACAACGCCCTGTCTGGCATAACAAAATCCCCTGGCACCGACCACCATATATCGAGCCAAGGATTATGACAAATTATGCGGTTTTGGGGTAATCCACCTATGATTTCCTGCTTAATTGACCAATTAACTTCTTTTTTCATGGTTTTTTCACCTTATTGAGATGTTTTTCAATATTATATGGAATATTATATTCAATATTTTCTATTTTGTTGAAGTTTTTATTAAAAAGTCCACAGTTTTTGACGAAAATCCGCCCGAAAACATAGCTTCCCAGTGTATTTTACTATAAAAAAATATTGTGTAAATACTTGACTTTTCCAAAAAAACCCCATTTACCCCTGGGTTTTTATAGAGGTCGGAAATTCTTTATTCCCACCGGGCAAAAAAGTTACAAACCCGCTATACAGGTCAAAATTTCAAAATCGTGTCAAGCATTTCTTTTGGGGTTTATATCGTACATTCCCAGAGTTTCTTCACAGCGAAAATTTTTGTGAAAACACATTCCTACATTTTTTTTAAAAAATATTCAACTTTTCCTATTGACTTGACGAAATTAGGTGATATAATCTACTGAAACCTTGGGTCTGGCCGGGCAATGGTGAGCCCACCTGACTGTAAATCAGACGTGCGAAGAACACTTGGAGGTTCAAATCCTCTCCGGCCCACTTGTCACCCGTGATATTTGCTGGGTCATTGAGAGATTTTGACAGATTTTGAAAGAAATATAGCAAAAACATGATAGTTTTTGATTATTTGCTTGGTATGATGGTCGCAGGTACAAAAAACATATCCCCAAACTACCCAATTTACCACCCCGACATCACCCCAGTCTCTTCCTCTATGTTTGGTGGTCTTTGTGGTATGGGTTATAGTGTTAGATTGACTGTATTATTTTAATATTTTGAATATGAAAAAGAATAACTATATAAGTATATAAGAACAATATAACAAAATAATTGAATATAATATACCTCTAATAATAACCATTACTGATAAAGAACATAAAAAGGAAAGTAATGTCAATACATCCAGATGATTATGCTAAATTAGACCAAAAACTAGAAGACCTCTACGATTGTTTTGAACAAATAAAAGAATTGATGATGGAATTCTGCCCAGATAGATATATATCATGGGAGAGTAATGGATGTCCGTTAGAAGATAAGAATGATAAACCCTCACTTTATACAATTATAAATATACAAGTGGGTGATAATGATGTAGATTTAGATGCAATATATTAAGGAAATAATTATATGAGAGAAGATAAAATCACCACCGTTTATGATACCCAACATGAAGTCGTAAATATTACGTGCGACTTATGTGGTAAAGTATGCCCGCATCCAAACGACACATATTATTTATCACCAATCACAAAATGGGCCACTGATGGCTGTGATATTCTATCTAATAATGAAGTTACGGTATCAATGACTTTAAAAACAGATTCATCAGATTTGGATAATGAACCAGAAACTATTTCACTAGATGTTTGCCCACAGTGTTTTAGAGATAAAATCATGTCTTTAGTAATAAAGAAGGAAAATTAAATTATGCTTAAACTTATTACTCAACCCGAACAGCGTATTACACACCCAATGTACCTTAAGCCCGGTGAATTAGCCGTTATAACAAAATGGGGCTATTCTCCAGAATATATTGGACATATTATAATGTTATCGCCGTGTAATGAAGATATTATACTAAGCATTGGTGGTAAAAATCTTGAATATTGGTTGAATTCTCATTTATATGATGAAGATTGTGAAATTTGTGTTTTACAACCCGGTGATACTCTTCAAATTGTATAATAAGGTCACAAAAAATGATAAATGAAAATGTTTTATCTGATATCCGTTATTATGATGGACAAATATTTGTCGGGTGTCAGTCCGAGAAATATAGATTTAGATTAAATATAATTGATGAAAATACCGCATGTTTATTTAGTGTCGCGTCAAAGACATATAAACGTGATACATATGAACGTACTGTATATCATAAAAACCCCGATTATGTTACCGAACAAGAATTACAAGATGGTTGTGGTAAAGAAAGCATTAGATATTATCGTCCGGTATTTACCAGTTGTCCATTAGACGATATATTCTTGATTACACATTCTAAGTATGCATTTTTAATTGGACAAACATGTAAATTAAAATTAATATCTAATAATCGTCTGGCGTTATACAGTAATGAAGATAACCCAGTTATTATAATGGAGATTGAATATGACAACAGTGGTTATGCTAATCTTGTTAATCAGATGGTAATAAATAACACAGACATACGATTGGTTTTATGGCCACGGGAGGATAATACAAAGTTTGAGAACATCACAAAAGACAGTCTTTTCTTAATTACAGAAGCCAAGAGGGATAGCCACGCGGAGTTAATTGGTAAAGTATGCTATTTTAGGATTACTCGCAGAATTAATACTATGTGTGTTATTCAAGATGTGCATATTGAGCTTATGTGTGAAGATTTAGTTTTACATCATTCTGATATTACCAAGATTACCACGCTCCCCATAACCGACGATACAATCAATAATCATATATCAACAATGGTTAATGATGTGATACAAAAATTAGGACTTAAATTAGAATTATTCTCTCCACAGCTAAAGATATTTTCGTCAGAAAATAATGTCGTTAAAGTTAATCTTGTACCAACTTATAAATTTCGGCAAGGACAAACATTAGTAGTAATTTATGATAATAAGATTGAAGTATTAAAACTAAAATTTGATATGAAACTTGCAGTTGTCCATTTAGTATTCCCTCGAATAACCAATCACCACAATTATGATAATTACATTGGCGAGGAAGTCACTAGAAAGTATAACGCTTGTATTTGTATTAAACACAAGATTATTTGGTGTAAGCAAGATAATGATGCACCGGATGGATTTGACCCATATTATATTACATCCCAAGATATTCAAAATGCGTTTAATTGTTATCACAATAATAATATTCCTATTACAATCTATGTATTAGAAAATGGGCTTTTGCAAAAAATAAACTAAATAAAAGGATATATTATGGCATTTTGTGACAAATGTGGTTCTGATAGATTGTTGTATATTCTTGGCAAGTGTGGAGATTTATGTGATGTTTCCATACCACATATTCGTTTTAAAATGAGTGGTGGTGGTGTGCCAAGTGGCTATGGTATTGGTAGCGGAGACTATATAGAGTTTGAAGTATGTTTACATTGTGGCAAAATTCAAGGTGATTTTCCAGTTGTTGGAGATATCCCATGAATAAAATTATGACTGAAATTGCTCAAGCGTCACGTCTTAAGAATGAAATTAAAGACTGTGCTGTCCGTAGTACAGCTATAGCCACAGACTATGAATATGACGATATACATGAATTATATAATATATGTGGCAGGAAGCCCAGACATAGCACAGATTGGTGTATAACGAAAAAAGTAATTCATTTACTTAGACATCGTATAGTTGATGTGACGCATCACCTAAAATCCCGCACTGTTCGTACTCTAGAGCGGGAAATGCAGGGTACACAAGGACGGTATTTAGTGCAAGTCCGTGAACATATTTTGCCTATTGTAGACGGCTGCGTATATGATTGGAGTAAGGGGCATTGTAATCATATACGGTCGGTATATCGACTTATCGAGGTAAGTGAAGAATTCCACCATGCTGAAAAACGCCCAGTGCTATACCTCCCTGCACTTCCTGCTGATATTTCTAATGATGTAACTCCATTATATAAGAGATTAAGAAAGGCCATTCCTCCTGGATATGACAAAGTATTTTTAGTCAAAGATAATGAAGGTCCGGTGTTCGTGGAAGTTAAATCAGCGTTACAATTAGTATAAGGAATATAAAAATGAATCAGTGGAAAATTGAATATGATAATGAGACTGGTCCAAATGACGATGGTTTTCTGGAATGGTGGATAGTGACAAACGGAAAAGATAAGTTGTTCAAATGTTATAATAAGGTAAATGCTAAGTGGCTATGTGACACATTAAACAAAATACCCTAATAAATAAGGATAATTATGATGCAAGCAGAAGAAGCAAAACAATTATATATACAAGCCACAAAATTGTCAAGAGATATTAAATATTGGATTAAGAAAATAGATAAGACTATCAGCAAAGCAGCCAAGCAAGGTCGTAAATCATTAAATTTAATTGATGTTTTCAACAACTTTGCATTAACCGACATACCAGATTCAAATACCATGAAAGATATTTGTAAACATTATGAGGATTGTGGTTTTAAGACTATACAGCTTTGGGGCCTATATCCAAATATATATTGGTAAGCAATATTTTTGAGACTGTAGCTTAGTTGGAAAAGCAACTGGCTTTTAACCAGTAGACCGTGGGTTCGAGTCCCACCAGTCTCACTTTTATTTACTTGGCTTTAATTTGGAGATATTGCTGTTATTACATATTGGGGGATTATGACTAATCTGGTAGGTAAATTAGTAATGTTGTCTCCAATGAGTGTAGAGCACGGTACAGAGCAGCGAATATTGATGGTTATTGGTGGTGAGAAACATGAATATTGGTATCTAAGTAGTTTATGTACTGACAAAGCTGCATTAGTACGTGTTTTACAAGTTGGCGAAAAACTAGAGATAAGGTAAAATTATGACTGGACGTGAACTAATTGAAAAAATTGTAACCACAATTACTAATCTTGATGATGAAATACCACTTGTTATATATCATCGTGATATTCATGATTGTGTTATATATACGCAACAAATACACAATCTCAGGATGATAAATGGAATCCTACGAATTGAAGCCGACTCTATTGGCGACAAACAACCATTTTAATAAAAGGATATATAATTATGTGTTTTACTAATAATAAACAACAAGTAGATAAATTATTAACTATCACATGTTGGAAAGTAGTCAGGTATAATATACGTTATGGATATAAATCTCAATATACAAATACACCCATCAAACGTGATTGCATGTATAAACCAACAGGCAAAAAACAATGCCATACTCCACTAAAAGATGGACAAGTTGCTGCTTCTGGCATATATGTGTATTTGTCAAAAAAGGAAGCTTATTTAGAAGCATCATCAGAGAACTATTATACAGTAACATTTCCTAGTACAAATAATGTAAAGTATGTTGTTCTAAGATGTAGGGCTAATTTGAAAGATTTACTAGGTGTTAGTGTAGACGGAGTGACTGGACTATTTAAAAAGATTTATGTTGAGTGATATTAAAAAAAGAAAGGAATAAAATGAAAGATAATAAATGGAATATTTATTTTATGAGTATTGCTCGTGAGGTATCTAAAAACTCCAAGTGTTTAAGCCGACAAATAGGGGCTATTTTAGTTAGAGACAATACGGTAGTTTCAACCGGGTATAATGGACCCCCCCGAGGATTGCCACATTGCGACGAAAGACCTATTGACTTTTTCGTTGGTCTGAACTATAATAATATACCACCTGCACTTCCTGCTGATTTTTCCACCGAACGATTATGCCCCAGGCGATTATTTGGGTATAAGTCTGGTGAAGGGTTACACCTATGCCAAGCTGGTCATGCAGAACGCAATGCTCTTATTCAGGCGGCACGAAACGGAATCTGCACCAAAGGGGCGACTTTAGTATGTTATTGTGGATTACCATGCAAAGATTGTATGATTGAGATTATCAATGCTGGTATTAGTAAGATTGTGTGTTTGGATGTAGCTAGCTATGATAAGTATAGTCAACAAATGGTAGAAGAATCTGGAATTGAAGTTACCAAAATTAACCCTCTTGAATTTGATTAGAAGAAGTATATAGTATGAAATTAAGCACACCTAGTTTTGAAGTCTTGACAAATATAGACGGAATTGATATTCTTAAACGAATTGAAGCCGCAGGGCGAACATGTTATAGGTCTGAGGACAAAATAACAAAAAACTCGTGTATTGCATTTGTTCGTGGTATTATGAAAATAGGACATTTGTCGGTAATAGAACATGAATCGTTGTCGGTGAGATTTATTATTGATAGGGCTTGTGGATATGAATTAGTTCGTCATAGACTATGTTCATTTAGTCAGGAGTCAACCCGATACTGTAATTACAGTGGTGGTGTTGAATTTATTATTCCTCCGTGGTGTGATGATATTGCATGTGGAGAGTATACAGAGCAGAGTAATTTAGACACATTAAATGTCTCTGATAGTAGTTTAGTGTGGCTGGAATCTATGTATGAAGCAGAACAATCATATATTTCTCTATTAAATAAGGGATGGACTCCTCAACAAGCTCGGTCTGTGTTGCCAAACAGCCTGAAAACCGAAATTGTATGTACTGCCAATCTCAGAGAGTGGAGACATATCTTAGAACTGCGTACTGGTAAAGCGGCACATCCACAAATTAGAGAGGTTATGATACCGCTATTAGAGGAACTACAAGGGCAAATTTCTATCATATTTGATGATATTAACTGTTAATATGTTTCCATACAAGGATAAAAAAATGAGTATAGTAATTGAAAAGCTAAATTCTATTGGTCTTTATGTCGGACAATACAAACGTGGACCTGCTGGTAAGCATTCGTTTGCGATTGCTGTAGAAGGTCAATATTTGAAACTGTGGGAAGGTGACGCAGAAATTACCGTTCATACTGATAGACGTAAAAGACAAGCAGTGATAACCGTTGAAGAAAAACCTCGTAATATTACCGCATATGTTCAAACATACTGTGAGCATAACGATGATGATACTCCAGAAAGATTATTAAGAAATGTTAAGATAAACTGTGGAATACAATTTTTACGTAGTGTATGTGCTGTGTCTGTCCCAAATTCGCGTTTAAGAATAGTTGAAGTAAAATCCCTTACTGGTGGGTCTTCTCCAAATAGGGTTAGGGTTAAATTGTTATTTACAACCAAGCGTACTATTACATCCTTTTTAGTTGGGTTCGATAATGATGCGGTTTATCCATTTGTGTCTCAATTAAAAAAGATAGTCAATACTGTTGATGAAGCACATAAAGAATTATTGCCAGTTGGTATTAAACTAAAGCCTGGACACTTACGTCAAGGAGAATGGTTTTTTAATCCTGTAAGTAAGAAGACCGCTGTGCAGTTAAATCGTAATATTCATAAAGCAAAATATAAGTCTGTTAGCGGTGTTGATACATGGAATATGTTTACTGATAGACGGGACTTTGCCAGTAGTCATCGTGGTTTAACTTTAAGCCTTAATAAAAAGAATTATGTTATTGGTGTAGTTAGAGATGCTAGAAAGGGTCGCCATTTTCCTTTATTTTTAAATGGTTGGTATGAAGTTATCAGAAATAATGAAGTAGTCGTTTCTCGTAAAGTAAAAGTATGGGATTAAGCGAACCAATTATATAAGGACATAAAACAATGAAAGAAATTATTTGCCCACAAGTGTCTGCGTCTACTATAACTTGGCAAGATATTGACCTAACCAAAGGTTTAATTGTACAAGTGTATGAGTGTCAGGTTTCCATCTTAAAACAACTTACACATACACCAACAGAAATGTATGGGTTTTGTGATTTGTTATCAAGTGTTAGTTGGAATACAGTTACCGATGGATATGAGAATATTAAGGAGCGTATACAAAAAGAATGCGGTAATAGTCGATTTTATCTTTTTGATAATCTACAGGAGTTTGCCAAGGCAATTATTGATAATGGGTGGCGATGAATAAGGTTATTTTTGAGGGACTTGGTATAAATGATGTGTCACTCGGTGGTACTATATTGTATGAGAAATGAACATGAAACCTAAAAACATCCGTGGTTTTTGTTGTGTTGGTTTGGACCATCCAAAACACAGTGTCAATGTCGGTGGTGTGTTACGTGCTGCCACTGTATTTGATTGTGATATGGTTGCGGTGTCTGGAATGCGGTACAAACCAATGGCCAGTGATACAACTAAATATTATCGCCATAAGCCGTTTTTGCAGGTAGACGATTTACATGATGTAATTCCACGGGATTGCGTACCTGTTGCTGTAGAAATAGGTGTAGACGGTGCGTATTCGTTGCCAAAATATTATCATCCCGAAAGAGCATTTTATATTTTTGGTGCAGAAGATGCTACTTTAGGACAAAGAATTTTGTCTTGGTGCCGTGATACTATTTACATTCCATCAAAACAGTGTTTAAACTTGGCAGCATGTGTAAATGTTGTTTTGTATGACAGAATGAGCAAGGCATTAAAATAAACAATGGACAATAGAAATTTATGTGTTTTCGATTTTGAAACGAGTTCGGCAGACCCGAGTACCACCCAAATCCTACAGATAGGTGCTTGTATCATAAATCGTAATTCGTTAGAAGTGCAAGACCAGTACACAACTGTTGTTCAACCAGATGATTTTACCGCCGTGGACCCAGACGCATTACGAGTCAACGGACTAACTATCGAACAATTGGAAAAAGCCCCGTGTATTAACACTGTTTTTCCTACTTTTGCTCGATGGGTTCAACGATTTAATATTCGTGGTGATAAAAGCTCATTTGGAGCGCCCATTCCAGTTACATGGGGTGGCGACCGCTTTGACTTACCTATTTTAGAGAGGTATTGTCAACGATTTAATTATTGGGATGTGTCTCGTAAACACCAAATCTTGGTTAATCCAGTATTCAGCATGGATGTAATGAAACACATGTGGTTTTGGACACGAACTCGCAAGGACGTAGCCAATGTGAAACTGGCTACGATTTTAGAATGGATGGGGGTGTCTATGACCGACATTGAAAAAGGTGCTCACGATGCTATGTGGGATACATTATGGACTGCTCGCATTGCAGTGAAATTGCTACAACTAAGTGGTAATTTAGTAAACATAAATGAGCAGGGAGTGTGTAGGCTAAATATGAAAAATTGTTTTACAAATAAGAATAATTTATAGAATAAAATGGGCATAGTATGAGAATAGGTATATCAGATGCGGCCGTAGTTGAAAATATACTTTACGACCGTGGGCTTAAGCCGTGGGCATATCGTGTAAACGATAGCGGTGTCACTGTGTTGCATGATAATGTGGCGTTTGTAAAAGCGTTGTTGAAAGAAAGAGGGTATGATTACTTTCCGGTATATGAAACAATCAGACTATAAGGAAAAGGAAATGAATCTTGACACTAAACCAGGACAGAAGGTGGTCTTTAATCATCCAAATGATGGTATGGCATATGATATTGATTTGGCCAAGAAACACTTAGTTTTAGGCAAAGTATATACAATTGAGCATATCTTGGTTTATCCGTTTTATACAGAGATATTTTTAGAAGGGTTGCCGTGCCTACCATTTAATAGTGTTCAGTTTGACAATTATAATGTATCTGAAATTGAGGGATAAATAATATGCTTCATACTCGTCGTAATACAGAATTTACAACCAGTTTTTGGATTTATGCAGTTGTAAATGTATTTTTGTTTTTTATTTCATTCCTTATTGGATTTTTTCACGGGAGGTCAATAATTTATCGACAACTCATGGAATACAATTATGTAACTATCGAGGGTGATACTTATAGGATTATTGAACCGGCAGATTTTGTTAATCACTATATTGATAAATCAATGAAAAAAGATGTGGATAATAAACATTTGGACGAACATGGATTACCACTGGATATTTGGATGTATCCACGAGCTATGCCCGGTGTATTAAAGCCAAAAGAGGATAAAACAACATGAGAGATAAAAAAGTCCTTTGTATTTTAATACTTGTTGGTATGATTTTATATCTTTTAGGTGCATATCAAACTTACCGTGAAGGACAGAATCAAGTTTATCAGCAGGGAGTGCAATATGGATATGTTGTTGAAAATGATGGTCAATATCAGTGGTTGACCCAAAAACAGTTTGTATGGAAATATTTAGAAGAAGTTGGATATGCATCTCATGCTATTCCGTTCCGTAATAATTTAGACATTCCGCCGCCCCCAAAAAAGGGGGATTGACTTTTTCGCTCGGGCCGGTATAATATGAAGAACGCCGATTTTAAGCTCGATTTTTCAAGTCCGTCAGTGGATAGAACAACAAGAAAAGGATAAATTGAATGAGTAATTTACACTTTGTTAAGGGTGATGCCACTAATCCACAACATCCCGGCCATAATTTTATAGTACATTGTTGCAATGATATTAATGCGTTTGGTGCTGGTTTTGTGTTGGCATTGAGTAAGCGTTATCCGTTGGCTAAGACCTTATATCATAAATGGTTTTGGCTACATACAAAGGAGCCAGGTCAATTGTCTGATATCGGTTATGTGTCTGGTATGGCTACACCCGGTCATATTCAGGTATTTGCTGTAAAAGTACATATTGGCGGTGGAATATATGTTTGTAATTTAATCGGACAACACCAAACTGGGATACATCAATTTCATTTTAAAAATAATGTTGTGATTGAATATCCTCCTGTGTTATATGACGCCATTACACTTGGATTGTTAAAATTACGTAAACATGTTGAAGATTGTTATAACTATGTTGATAAAAGTATATGTATGCCGAGAATTGGATGCGGTTTAGCTGGCGGGGAATGGAATAAAATTGAAGAGTGTATTCACACAGCCTTTGAAGGTTCCGAGATACCAATATACGTATATGATTTAAAATAAATATAGTTATTATAGGAGATAAAAGTGGACAATCAGTATGTTGTTATTAGAGACCACGCAGACGGTAATGAAACAATTGGAGAAATGTGGCAAGAAACTAAAATTTTTGAAGGTAGTGTTACATTAGATGAAGTTATGAAATGGGCTATGTCGTCAGAACACATAAAAGAAAGTTTTAGTAGACGAAGAATTACTATTACAAAACCACATAGTTAAATCATAATGATGGTATCATTTTATCAACATTTATACCATCGTGGTTTAAGAGATTATCATAGATATTGGTCTACTGGTGAATTGCCAACAAACCCTAATGAAGAACATGTTGTTTTTCCTTTGATTGCTCCAGGTGGTAAATATGTCGGACATCAACGATATTATTGGCGTAGACCAAAGCTGCGTAGTAACGATGAACAAGGCCGGTATATTTCCACATTTTTGCCAGAATATAAGTTGACCGCATTTTTTGGATATGAGTATACTTCATGGCCTACTTCCTGCTTATTTGTAACCGAAGGTGTTTGGGATTGTATTAGAGTTGCTAACTGTGGAGTAAACTGTTTAGCATTGTTGACCGCTACCCCATCCAAGTGTTTACGACAATATCTTAGAATGTTGGTTGGCGACTGTCCACTAGTCGCTTTAATTGATAGAGATGAAAATAAAGCCGGTGAGTCATTAGGAAAGTTTTGTGATTATCAATTTGAACCCCCAGGTATATATGAAGATTTTAACGATATTCCTCCAGTAGAATGTTTCAAGTATATTATAGAAATAGAAAATCGACTTTGTTTATAATAAAGAAAATAAAATGTGTATTATTAATTCTAAGTCTGAGTTTGATGCATTTGTTAAACATAATAGAAATAAAAAAGAAATTGTGTGTTGGAAGATTTTAAAAAGAGAACACGGAGTTTATTATAGTATTATATTTGATAATGGTACTCCTATAGAACTTGGAGCGGTATTAAAATCAAATAGCAGGCGTACTAAACCTTTGAGAGATTATCAGCAGTCTTCTCGTGGTATTTATGTTTATACTACTAAACAAGGGGCTAGAAATAAAGTTTGTGGTTTTGGTAATAATTATGTTTTCAGATGTACAGCTAATATTGAAGATTTATTTGCTGTGAGTTGTGGTGGCGGTGTCGCAGTATTTAAACAGGTATACCTATGCAAGTAATACACATTAAAGAGGCTCCTCCAAACTGGCGGACTAATCCAGACTACGTTTATATTGGACGTGGTTCAAAATGGGGTAATCCATTTAAAATTGGGGAGTCATCCACTCGTGATGATGTTATTTATTTATATAAAAAATGGATTTTGTGTCAGGAATCTTTGATAAATGAATTATTTGAATTAGACGGCAAAATATTAGTCTGTTATTGTAAGCCATTGGCATGTCACGGTGATGTATTGGTGGATTTACTACACCAAAAGAAACTTTTAATTGAGACTGCTGTTGGTGAGGTTGCAGATTCAATGGGGCCGTGTATTTGTGATTCACACCACGATTATACTTGCCCTATGTGTGAAGTGTTACAAACATTAAACAAATTGGCTTATAAGATTTTGAGGTATCAAAATGAGAAAGAATGTTAAAATTTTGACACAATTGCTTATCGTATTCATTGTATTTAGTGTATTGTGTTTGGTATTTGGTAGATGATACGACAACAATCACAGGAGTATATATGTATAGGATATTACTACCTCAACACGCTTATTCTACTACTGTGAGATGTATCCAATGTCCTCAGTGTAAAGATGTTATATATAGTCGATGTAGACATGATATGAGATGGTGTAGTTGTGGAACATGTGCAATAGACGGAGGATTTGATTATATAAAAATATGTTGTAAAGACGATACTGTATTTGAGACATTGATGGAAGATGTTTTACATATTGATGTCCCGGTTACTAAACGACAGTTGTATGATGATTGGAATTATAGGTTTAATCAATTCGGTTTACTCAAACAAGGGTGAAACAATGCAGAAAAATATGATGGATTTTGCGAAAGAATTTACAGAAAAGGGCATTGATTTTATTGAAAAGCAAGCTCCACAACTCTGTAATGAAGTTATACGATGGGGGATTGGGCAGGAAGTATTTTGGATTGTTATATGTATACTGATGTCTATCGCATGTATTGTATTTTTAAAAAAATATTCTCGTGTGTTTGCAAAAGAGACAGGAGACGAGTTTGTACAGGGTATGTGCTATATCATTCCTATGTGTTTGTTGGTGACTAATATTATAGGGTTATGTTGTGCGATTTGGCAACTTGTATATATTTGTGTTGCTCCAAGATTGTATTTATTGGAAGTAATGACGGAATTGTTGGGCAATATTTCTGGAAATTAATATAGGACATTATTATGATTCTAAAGTTGATAAAGCCATTGGATACATCTATTTGTGTTTCGTGTATGCAATATAGAGACTTGGCTGTAATTGTAGAATGGGACCAGTCGAAAAGTTATATTGGTAAAATTGTAACATTAACTCCACATAAAAATGATTTAATGGTTATTGGTTATGATTATAGATATTGGGATTTTGCTAAATCATGCGAAATGGCCAAATCATTACGATTGCGTGTCCGTATACTTGAAGCGGGTGAAGTATTGGAGGTAAAATAATAATGTTACCAGTACAATTTATATGGTTTGAGGCATGTGTTTGTTGGAAGACTGCTCCAACGATTACTCTGGGTAAATGTGATAATGTGTATGAAGCTGAACAAGCCATTAAGGAATATCAAAGTCTATTATACATAGGATAAAAAATGACAATTGAAAAAGTTCTTTATTTACCGTCTGGTCGTATTTTTCTTTTACGTACTGACAGTGGTTATCTCATTGAATGTACTGAAATGAGAGACGTTGCTGTTGATGGAAAGGAACACTTTGAAGTACGGACATCACAAGACCCACATGTTATTTGGAAACATTTAGTTCCATTTGAAGATAAATGGCTGCTCACCGTATCAACTCAGTTCGGGTGTACCTTCAACTGTAAATTTTGTAGTGTAGCCAACTTGTTGTTCAAGGGCAATTTAACTCAGAGTGAAATTGAAGAACAGATTGAAGCTATTATAATTAACACTCCTTATGTAAATGTAAGCAGGAAAGTGAAGATTGGTTTTGCTAGAATGGGTGAGCCCGCCTGTAATCTTAAGGCCGTATTAGGGGCAATAGTGCGTCTACCAGACATATCTTATGGTTTACGGAAAGCGTTTACTTGGCTGCCGTGTTTTAATACCATACTTCCTGCTCAATTTGCAGAAAAAACCATTGAAGAAGTTATTCGGGTTAAAGAAGAAGAATATAAGGGATTTTTACATTTTCAGATTAGTTGTAATTCCACAGATGAACAACAACGTAAGGAATTATTTGGCGGTGCTAACGTAATGTCTATCGCTGATGTAGTGAATTCCATTAATAAATATAGTATTACCAATAGAACGGTTACATTAAACTTTATTGTAATGCAGGACGTTGAAGTCAGTGTTAAGAAATTGATTGACATGGGGTTAAATAAAGACAAGTTTACTGTCAAACTTATTCCATTAAACGCTACAGACAGTGCAGTCAAAAATTCCCTGGAAACTTACGCTAACTACAATAACTATGAGAAGTTGCAAGAATTAGGGCAACGGTTTAATGAAGCTGGTATTCCAACGGTGATTGACGCGATTGCTCGTTGTGAAGAGGCTGGATTATGTTGTGGACAGTTGGCACAGGTATTTGCATGAACATTTCTATTATAACTAATTTTGGTTGTTCTCATAACTGTTGGTATTGTATTTGGAAGAAACATCCATTACAATATGTGAATGAAACAACAGATTGGGAAAAATTAGAGGAATTTCTTGTAGAGCATAAAGACAATGGGAAAGTTTCTGTTTCTGGTGGTGGAGATTGTTTATATGAATATTATAAACACTTAGATTGGTGGGAGAGATTATTCAATTTGACGGATAATCTAAATATGAAAGTAGATGTGCATAGTCGTACCCGTTTATATGAGAGGGATTTTTGGCAGAGAGTGCATAGATGTGTATTTTCTATCGACAGCTTGTATGGTACAAATAAAAATTATTTATCTTATTTAGTTCATTTAACCAAAATCCGTATAACTCACGTTGTCACTCAAAATACTTCCTTTGGTGATATATATGAGTTTGTACAATTTCAAAAATCATTAAATTATAAGCGTCCCGAGACTGACTGTCAGTTTACTATTAAGCAGTTGGTTGGATATGATGACCATGATAGATATGATTTAATTAAAAATAAATTTCCCGGTATATATTCTTTGGAACAAGGAGATTATAATATTTATTATATGCCAGATAATTCAGTTACCCATCAATTTTTATAAGGAAATATATTATGTTTAAAGTAATAAATGCCGAATCTTCTCAAAAAACAACGTATACTTTATACAATGCTCCTATTAATATTCCTTTGGTCGTAACCTATTCTAATGATAGAGAATATCTATATCTAGAAATAGGAGATGTTGTTGTTGTTTTACAAAGTTGTGGTGATATTAGATATATACTGTGTCAAAAGTATCAATATATACATAGACCAAATTATACTATACATTTGCAAGAACCGGATACATCACAACAAATAATTTTTAACAATAAACCAATTAAATAATATCGTATGATTCGACAATGGATAAATGAAAGTCTGTATAAGCTTAAAATTCCACTTAATTCTCTGATTATTCATGTCGAGTGGAACAATAAGTTTGTACGCAGAATTGGTGACGCAATTTATTACTTTAAAAATTGTTTTGGTATTATTAGACTATCTACTAAATTGTGGCCCCTTGCCAGTGCGTCACAGCGTAAAGAAACAGTAGTCCATGAACTATGTCATATAGTCAAACAGAAAAATTGTGGTCATTATAAACAGCCACACAACGAAGAATGGAAAGAGTTAATGTTACAGTGTGGTGTGGAACCGCGAATAGGACACACAATATGCCATCCTGATATTAGTAACAGGCGAGTAAAAGCTAAATGTAAATGTGGCGAAAGTTTCTTAGGACCGATTCAGGCTCGACGCGTTAAAAGCGGTGAAGCTTGCTATAAATGTTCAAAATGTGGATGTAATGTGGAGATATATGAATGATAAAACTAATTAAATTTGTATCAATATTTGTTGTAGCGTTTTTGGTGTTTCGCGGTGGTTTATATGGTGTTTCTAAACTTGTTACACCTAAAAATGTATACACTTACAGGGTTGATATTATTTCACCCACTGGTAAGGTAATTACATCATCTTATATTGCATCTTATCGTACAAAGTTGAAATCAGAATGCGATTGGGGTGGTCAGATTATTATTTATGATTCTAGGGATAATATTATAGTAATTCCTAGCGAATGGGGGTATAACATCACATGTGTAGACATTTCTTTAGAAAAAAGATAACCGCTCTCGCCCTCCCAAAAAAAATTTAAGACTGGCCTTGACTCTGCCGATACCTATGGGATAATCTTTCGAGTGGCACAAAGGGTTCCTTTTTTATATATCCATAAAATACCCTTCGCCGCTTTATCTTAATATCAAAGAATAATTGTGAAAATTTCCAAATATTTCCGTATGGCTCGTACTATAGCCGCTACACAAGGTGATTCTAAAAACGCTCATCGTCAACATAGACTTGCAGCAATTGGCTTGCGTAACGATGGAGTAATAGTCGGTGCAAGTAATTTGTGTTGCCGACATAAATGCCCTGAGGCACATGCAGAATATAGAGTTACAAAAATGCTTACGGCTAACTCGACTGTTTTTGTTGTTCGCGTGAACCGTAATGGGCAACTTGCGATGGCAAAGCCATGTCATGGTTGTCAATCATATATGAAGAATAATGGCGTCCGACGATGTTATTATTCAATCAACGACACAGAATATGGAGTTATAATACTATGAGTCAGTTTGCACCAAACACTGAAAGACAAATCATTGAAGCTACATTGCAGCTTTTTCATGGTATACCTGTTAATATTACATCAGGCAACACACTGTATTCGACAGCACATAGATATATCAGTCGTCGTACAATCGAGTATGGATATACCATATATGGTATAGCCGACCCAACCGATACTGTTTTGGATTTAATTGAAAACACTTTATGTTTGTACGATAAACAAGTTAATGCTTCATTCCATAAGTCATGGGCGGTTGTTAAAAACACCCCCATTGAGACATTAGTTGCACAACAGTTAATTCATTATTTTACTACATATGGAATGGAAAGTATTGGGTTGTATGACGAAAAATTTGTATATACACCAGATGAGTCATTAGACCTACCGTGTGATAATATTGCTCTGCTAATCATTCACGGTTTGACATTAGAAGAATTGGCCCATCGAACACTTAATTTATGTACAACTCGAAGTGCATTATCTGAGGAAACACTTAAGTATATTATGGTTGTATTGACATATTTACGTCAAAACAACGCTCTTGATAATTTAGATTATGTCTTAGACACTATTTCTAATAATGAGCTATTATGTAGAATATGTTCATTATTGCATGTGGTGCCGCGTGAGCCAGTCGCACTACTTAGGTACATCATTTACACGTTGACGGATGACACTCTACTCATTAAAAACAAACAGATGATTCATAAGATTGAATCAGCAGGAAGTGCAAAGTTAGATGGTATAATCTCACAATTAAGCCCTGATATGCTTGCTCCAATATTCTTGAGGTTCAAGCCATTGTTTTTGGCAATGAAGAGGACTTCAACTAATAAGTCGTTTTTTAATCGTATGAGGAAACTTGCCACTAAACTCCATCAGCCACTTCCTGCTGATTATTTTAATGAAATTGTTAATCAAGTACGTAATTGCAAAGTAGATTTTCCAACATTAAAGAGAAAACTTCAAAACATAGGTGTATTCCGTAAGATTAGGGTGTTAAAGGCTTTGAGATTTTATGACAATGCGGAAAGCCAAAACATAGTATATAGAATCAGGAATTGCAAAGTTTGGGTGGATACACTGTCTTCGCAAAAAATTATGCCATACGGTTTAAACGCACAGTTTGTTGAAACTCATAATACAATTTATCAAAGTATCATTGATGATATAAGTAAAAATGTCAGTGGTAAAACTTTCTATATTCCAGAAGGAATTTATTATGCGTTGCCTTCTAGTGAAAAACAATTTGTAGGTAGTTTACCTGTTGGTACTGAAATTATTGGCGATAAAGAAAATATGGTATTTGGAATTCATTGGACGGACGGTGATTATAATAGTATCGTGGATTTAGATTTATCTACAATTTCTATGAATGGCCGAAAGATTGGATGGAATTCTTATTATAGAGACATAAAAGTAGATGGTGGTTCAATTTTGTTTTCTGGTGATATGACTTATGCTCCTAAACCCGATGGGGCGTCTGAGCTTATACGGTTTCAGAATGTCAGCGAGCCACATTTATTGATAGTAAATTACTATAATAACTATAATCATGATAGTTCGGCTAAGTTTAAGTTTTTTGTTGGTAATACTTCTGACGATTTAACCAAAAATTATATGATTTCACAGTATGACCTGATGTGTTCTTGTAATATGGAAGTTACTGGAGAGATTATGTTAGGTTTAGTTCGAGGTAACACTATTATACTGGTCGATGGTAATCTTGGTAATCAGTCGGTATCTTGTGATACGAGAACATCACAAATATTAGACTACTTGTTGTCTATTGAAAAAACTCGGCTATGTCTTGAGAGTGCATTGACCCACGCCGGTGCTAATGTAGTTCGTCGTCTACCAGTTAATCAGGAGTATGTTGATTTGTCACCGGGTGTAGTAACCTCGGCAACATTTTTGAATGATATCTTAGGAGTTAAATCATGAGTATTGCACAACAAATACAGGACTTAAAAAATGATTTAGCAATAATTGAAAATTCAACAAGTTATTCCCCAGGTGGTATTTTATATAGTGGTTCGTGTGGAGATAGTGGTCAAGGTCATGGACGACGTTCTTCATATATTAAATCTGTGGAAGTGGAATTTCTTTTTAATTATTTATCAAATCATAGAACAGATGTTTTGAAGTTAGCAGCAAAAAAGATACGTGATGAGTTTAGTATTATTAGTGGTATATGCTCAAACAATTAATATAAATTATGAACATTTTTGTTGTTGATAATAATCCTATTATTGCCGCTCAATCACTGTGTGACCAACATGTTGGTAAGCTTTTGATTGAAGCTGGTCAGATGTTAGCTTTGGCATATTCACAGGATAGATTAGTTCAGGATGATTGCCCACGAACACAACGCGGTACACCCAGAATACACTCTCATGTTAATCATCCGTGTTCACGATGGACAGTAGACAGTATTCACAATTGGATGTGGTTACTTTATCATGCTCATGCGTTATGCTACGAATTTGAATATAGGTTTGATAAAAAACATTTTACTGCGTGCTTTATTAAATGGGCTACAAATAATATGCCAGTTCATTTATCAACTAAACCGCAAACACCTTTTGTTCAAGCTATTGCTAATCAGTCATTACATAGAGCAGACCCAGTTGAAGCGTATCGGTTGTATTACAACGTAGAGAAGAGTAAATTTGCCAAGTGGACTAAACGTAAACCTCCATTTTGGTATTTAGGTAGAGAAACCATTTTTTGTCATTAAAACAGACGGATGGAGTTTTGATGATATTGAAGAATTAGTCAAAATACTTCAAATAGTCAAAGAAAAATTTTCACAAGAAATAACATAATAATCAAGTTAATGAAAATACTGTATTTGTAGATTAGGAGTATATTATGTCTAATCCATTGTTAAAACAGTTTAGTACAGATGAATTAAAAAATGAACTACGTAGACGCGATATCTACATCGAAACTCAACCTCCAATATCATGTGAGAATCCAGATTTTAGTGAAGTATTAGACCTGTGCAAAGTGCATATTTTAGATATATCACGAAACGAAACAGATGAAGACACCATACATTATATTTATGAAGCTGCAATGGAAGCAATATATGGTCAAGATATTTGGCAATGGATTAATAAACAGAGGAATTAAAATGTCAGAATTAAATGTTAAAATTCAACGTATTACTGATATTCAACCACATTCAAATGCTGAACGCTTAGAGATAGCTTATATTGGTGCGTGGACCACATGTATTCAGAAAGATGTATTTAATGTTGGCGATTTGGTTGTATTTATTCCGCCAGATGCCATTTTGCCAAAGCATTTGCACGAATTTTTAGGAATAAGTAAGTATTGTGGTAAGATGCCAAAGGATAGTGAAGAATATAAGCAGGGAAGTATGAGGGTGAGGGCTACGAATTTACGGGGAGTTAAGTCGTTTGGAACATTGATGATGGTCGATGATGTATATCAATATATTAGACAGATTACTAATGAACACGGTATTCCTTTTCTTCCATACAATGATTTAGAAGGATTTGATGTTATGGATTTACTTGGAATTACAAAACATGAACCACCCGAAAAAGTATTAGACGGTGATGCAGAAAGAGAACATGTATTATTTCATAAGTATACAGATATAGAGCGATACCAGAACTATCCTAACGCGTTTGATAATTTTGGTGGACGAGTTGTATACACTGAAAAATTACATGGATGCCTACATGCTGATACCCCAATTGAGATGGCTAGTGGTTATACCAAAATAATATCTGATATAAAAATTGGTGATGAAATTACCACTTATGATATGCATAAAGGGCTGTTTACTACTACAAAGGTCAATGGGGTAATTGTCCGAGATAATAATTTAGACATTTTATGGTTGGAACTTGTGTTCGACAATGGTAAAAAATTAATTTGTACTGAATGTCACCCTATTTTAACTACAGATGGTTGGATAAAAGCAGGTGATTTAACAGAAAATCATATTATTTTATAATTTTTTTTGCAAAATAGTGAAAATTTAGTGTATATATTCTTAGCGTAATTTTCAGTATATACACAATGGGAGTTTTCATTATGAGCAAATACCCACACCTTACGAAAGAATTTTTATTTAATGAATTATTAACAAAAAAGAAAAGTTTAGCTCAAGTAAGTGCTGAACAAGGTTGTGCAAAGATGACACTTATTAGGTGGTGTAAAAAGTATAAGATTTATGATGATATAAGAAAAGCCAATAATAGATACCACGTATTGGTTCTAGGTGGCCCACATGATTTAAAAGGTAAGACTTTTGGCAGTTTAACCGTTTTAGAATTGGGACCAAATGACACACATGGTAAACGTAGATGGTTATGTAGATGTGTGTGTGGTCGTACAAAATTAATTAATGCTTGTTCTTTAAAGAGGGGTTTAAGCAAATCATGCGGTTATTGTTTAATAAGTAAACCAGGCTTCAAGGGTTATAAAACCATTTCTGGTTCTTATTTTAGACGAATGAAAGCAAATGCAGAAGAACGTAACTTAGATTTTGATATTACGGCAGAAGATATATATAACCTATGGTTAAAACAGGATAAAAGATGTGCTTTATCAGGTGTAGACATATTTTTTTGTACCAATCAAGACAAAAGTTTACAAACTGCCTCAGTAGATAGAATAGATAATACAAGAGGATACACAAAAGACAATATTCAGATAGTCCATAAGAGAATTAATAAGATAAAATTGACTTTAGATAATGAAGAATTTATTTTTTGGTGTAATTGTGTAGCAAAAACACATGTAAACTTCCGACAATATGATGTGGAGCAAATAAAATGGTACGACGGACACAGAAATTAGTACAAAAAACAGTTTTAAACAATACATTTATAAGATATGATTTGGTGGTTGACACAACACATAATTTTGTGGCATCGGGAATAGTAGTACATAATTCTAATTGTAGAGTCGGTTTAATTACCGAGAATGATAAACCTACTTGGGCTGCCGGAAGTCATAATGTCCGTCGTAAGAAGAATACTCAAAATGGCCAATTATCATTGTATTGGACTCCATTAGAACATTCTAATATGCGTGAAATGATAAATGATTTATACGACGATAATCACGCAAATAGTGTATTGGTTTTCTGCGAGCTTGTGGGTAAAGGTCTCCAAGATATGTCCTACAATGATAAATTAGAGTATTATGTTTTTGATATTTCAATCAATGGAAATTATCTACCATTTTTTGATGTGCTATATAACTGTGGTATTTATGGTATTCCTACAGTGCCGGTGCTAGCCACGTCCCCGCACTTTGATGTGAACAAACTAATGGAATGTACTGACGGCCCAACTACAATCGCCCCCTGTACTTCCTGCTCATTTAAGGGTCGTGAAGGATGTGTAGTTCATCCATATTACAAAGAAGCCATATATGGGCAAGGCAGACGGCTTATCCTAAAAAGCGTTAGTGTTGACTATTTATCTAGAAAAGGAGCAACAGACAATGCGTAGATTATTAAATTGGTTTAGGCATAGACGTGCTATCCGTGAGGTTAGACGATTGTGTCTTTTGTTTGGACATCCGTTGGATGGTTTAAGTAATAAAGAAGTGAAAGAGAAGTGTCTTGAAATTGGCCGTATTATTTCTATTGTTCCTGGCGATTATACAATCTGTATAGTAACTAATGGTAATCATTACAGTGTTTGTGAAAAGAATGGGTATCACCATATTGGCACAATGAATCAAGACTTTTGTATTAAAATTTTCTGACAGGTCTTGACTTTTTCAATTTACTCGCTATAATGGAAATTACATTGGAAATTATGCAGGAGCAATCAAATGACTAAGTATTGTTGGGGTATATTCTTAAGTCTATTAGGCATAGTTGGTATATATTTTGGAATGTATCTGATGTTGTTCTGTGGGTTAGTTCAATTTATTGATATATGTAAGTCAGATACAGTATATAGTACACGATTAATAGTATGTGTATTTCGTGTTATGTTTGGTTTGCCAGTTACTTATATGTTTGGCGTTATGCCCATTATGTGTGGTATAGCGTGTTTTTTATACAATCCACATTCTTTATATCATAAGAGACATATATAATTGATTTAAGGTAGATAATTATGAAAATGCGAAGCGGTTTTGTCAGTAATTCATCTTCGACAAGTTTTATCGTTGGAATTGTTAATCCTAACCCTCAACCATGTCCGCATTGTGGCAGGGGTGGAGAAAGCTTAGTTAATATATTACATGAAAGATAATAATGAATAGTCAATTTATTATTTTGGAAGATGAAAAATCTAAGCGTTTTTGCTCAAAGCACTATAATTATTATTTTAATAAAAGCAATGGATTTTTTGCTCGATGGGGAAAGACCGAGAATGATGACCCTGATTGGTCGCCGTTCGGAAATGAAATATTAGATTTAGAAATTAGTACCGGCGAGTGTTTAGGCAGATGTAAATTTTGCTACAAAGAAAATGGCACTCCCAAAAATCCAACTCGTCATATGTCATTAGACACCTTTAAGGACATCATGAATAGGATGGCGGTTGCCATAACTATTACCTTAGACAGTGGTGAAACCCGTCAATTACTCCCAACAAATAAACTTACAACTATTGATGGGAATGTAGTATTAGCTAATCAATTACAAATTAGACAGGAAGTATTAATAGATGATGATAAATATCACAAAATCACAAATGTTAAACATCATTATGTACTCACGCAAATTGCCCTTGGATTAACAAATACTACTGCCAATCCTGATTTTTGGAACATTATTGAGGAGTGCCGCAGTCGTGGAATTATACCTAATTATACTACCCACGGACTAGATATTACTCCCGAGATTGCCCAACGAACAGCAGGCTTATGTGGTGCTGTAGCCGTGTCCGTAGTAAACAAAGAAAAGACTTATAATACAGTCAAAATGTTTACTGATGCTGGTATGACTCAGGTTAATATACACTATATGCTTTCTGCTGAACGCATAGAATCTGCAATCAAGTTAGTAGATGATATTAAGAATGACCCAAGACTAGCTAAGTTAAATGCAGTAGTATTTCTACAGTATAAACCAAAGGGGAGTTGCCCAGATAGTTTTACTATTCCAGCTTTAGAGGATTTTCGACGATTAGTTGAATACTGTGATAATAATGGAATTAGATATGGTTTTGATAGTTGTACTGCACCGATGTATCTAAAGGTGATTCAAGGCAAGAAAAATGAACCACAATTAGCACAGTATGTAGAACCATGTGAAAGCGGTTTGTTCTCCTCATATATCGGTGTTGACGGCACATTTTATGCGTGTTCATTTTGCGAAGGCGTAGGTGGATGGAAGAAAGGTATGTGTATCACAGACTATGATTGTTTTGCAGACCTGTGGAAATCACCCAAACTTGATAACTGGAGACAAACATTATTGAAGAATGAACGGGCTTGCCCGATGTATAATTTAGGTGATGGTCAAAGTTCAGATAAATTATTTATATAATGGAGGCAACAATGAATATTAATTTTCCAATCAACTTGTATACATTATTAGTATTTTATGTTATAATAACATATTGTATTGGTATTTGTATATGTCGAAGAGGTCTTAAAGCGTGTGTACATTACAGTAGATGTTCTGATGGATATCCATTGGAGACTGATGATAAAGCGGCATGGACTTTCGCGTTAATATTTTGTCCCCTTTGGTTTCCGTTTTATATTTTATATAAAGTCTGTTTTTGGAGTTTGTATGACGACTGTAAATAGCAGTGAAATATATAAATATTATGATAATTGTGAATGCAAATATTGCAAAAAAAGCCGTGGTAGTAATAATAAAAACTTTATCATTGAAGTACGATATATTGGGTCCGTAACTGATAAAGCATTATTTGGTTTATTTAAAAATCTCCGACAATGGCACCAGTGGAAAAGATACTATACCAAAAAAGACCGCGACAAAGCACTAGAGGCCCTACAAAAGAAGTCTAACAAGCCACCATCCTGGGAATATCGTGGTGTCGATTTATAAATGTTACCCTTGACAAATCCAATTCCTCCGGTATAATATATAGAGGTCGCCTGGACACTAGAGGAATAAACATGAAATTTCGTGACGGTTTTGTGAGCAATAGTAGTTCTTCTTCATTTGTAGTTGATGTGTGTGATTGGCTGGCTGATAAAGCTCTTATTTCAGCCGAGCAAGTTAAAGCCCTAATTGCGTATGGTTTTTATTACCCAGACGACTGTTTGTTTTTTCTGCATTATGACGTTCTTTGTAATCAAGCCGATGTAATAGAATGGCTAGTTAAACGCAAGATTCCGTTTACTGCGTCTGTACATTATGGTCACGAAACAGTGATTTATAACGGAAATGATAAGCAGGAAGTGTATGAGATACCTAATTATGGTGAAATTGCTAAAATGCACGGAATAGATTATTTATCTAGGACATATTTACGTACTGACTCATCAGATATTATACGTGTTTACAATCCACTTATAGAATAATATAGGAAATAATACAATGAAAAAGAGATTTGGTTTTGTTAGTAATTCCTCGTCCAGTAGTTTTGTTTGCGATATTTGCGGTCAAGAGGAAAGTGGATATGATATGTGTTTAAGTGAAGCCGGAATGGTAGAATGTGTCAATGGTCATACTTTTTGTAGTGACCATCTGGGTTCACCCGATGTCCAAGAAAAATATAAACGTGATGTAATTATTAAATACATTCAAGAGCATGTTTTGGAAGAAAACGAAGAATTGCCGACCGGTGGGGAACTTGATGATTTAATTGAAGAATATCTTGATGAAGCTATAGATTATGATGATGGACTTCCTGCTGAATTGTGTCCTGTTTGTTCATTACAATGTATTTTAGACAGAGATATGTTGAGATATTTGTTGTTGACAAGGGGTGATAATACCGCCCTGGCATACCGAGATATTTGTGAGGAAATTCGTCGTGAATATAAAAACGACCCGTCTATGTTTTATGCTGATATTAAGGGAGTGAACTTAAATGAAAATTCGTAGTGGTTTTGTAAGTAATTCGTCGTCGAGTAGTTTTATAGTGGCATTTGATACATTGCCGCAAACACGAGATGAATTAAAACACATTATCTTTAATGACCATCAAACAGTATATAAATATGAGGAATATGATGTAGATAAGGAGTGGTCTGTTGATACCATTACAGATATTTTATTCAACGAACTAAAGCAGTTATCTGATAAAGAAGTTGCAGAAACAATCGCGTGTGGTTATGTTGAAGCAATAGACAATCGCTTAGAACAAAAACACGGATATTGGTTACATAATTGTACAGAACAAAGGACCGATGAAGAAAAGGATAAAAGAGCGAATCATTGGAATGAATATAGAGCAGACCAACTAAAGTTTGCCTCAGAGTATTTTCAACAATTTGTCAGTAAGTATGGATTACAGGACAAGGTGTTTGTCAGTTATACTTTTGCTGATGATACTGCTTTGGGTTGTGCTTTAGAGCATGGTGATTTGTTTAGACGAGTAAAACATATTCATGTCAGTCATCATTAAGGGATAATGTTGTGAATAAGTTATCTGTACCAAAACAATTTGTCGAACGCAGTGGTGGGGAATTTCAACGCCAAGATTTTACAATTGCTGCCACAGCGGAAGCATTTAGAATATTGTCAGAGGGTTTATATTCAGACAAAATTCAAGCTATCGTGCGGGAATTAAGCACTAATGCTGTCGATAGTCATATCATGGCTGGTAATTCCAATCCATTTGACGTACATTTGCCTAGTTCTAAAGAGCCTTGGTTTACCGTCAAGGATTATGGTGTTGGATTGTCACATGAAGATGTGATGGGGTTATATACTACTTATTTCGGTACTAATAAGGGTGACGACAATAATACAACTGGTTGTTTTGGGTTAGGTAGTAAATCTCCTTTGTCTAAGGTTAGGTCATTTTCAGTTATTTCTAGGTATGGTGGCGTTGAACGACATTATATTGTTTCCATCAACGAGGAAAGATTACCTGAGATTAACTATTTGCCTGAGCAAGATAGGTCTGTAAATTATACAGGAATGGAGATTCAAGTAGCCGTTAATTCTAGTGATATTTATTATTATGTAAGAAACGCTGAATTAGTGTATTCTTATTTTGATGAAAAATATCGCCCAAATATTTCTAATAATACTTCATATAAAACACCAGTTGAAACAGTTATTTTATGTGGTAATAAATGGAAAATTACACAAGAAAATTATAACCCGTTAGCTGTACAGGGCAATGTGGTATATCCAATTAACGCAGAGAAAATTAAAGGAATTACTACCCAGCAACGGGCATTATTGCAGTCAGGTGTGATTATTTCGTTTAAAAATAATGAATTAATGTTTACACCTTCGCGGGAACACTTGTCATACAATAAGATTACCTGTGATAATATTTTAGTTAGGCTAGACTCTGTTATTAAAGACATAGCTAATATTATTAGTGCGGACTTGGCAAATTGTAAAACACTCTGGGAAGCCAGGGTTTTAGTTTGGGGATTATTGTGGTCATCTAATAGTAGACTAAAATGTATTAGTGATTTGACATATAGTAATTTTTTACAATGGAATGGTCAAAATATTTCCAGTAGCACTATATCATTTGATAATGATGATATAGATGTAACTTTGTTTACTATGAAATCACGAAGTTATTCACGGCGTAGTAGCAATAAAATTTATAGATATAAAGATATTACAGATTTTCATGTATCAGATAAGACAGTTTTTTGTGAATGTAATATGCCAAGGGGTAATTACACTAGGTGTGAAAATTATGTCAGAGAGCATGGTGTCAATGTATATTTGATTGAGTTTAAAGATGGCACCGTTCGCAAAAACTTTTGTGACATACTCGGCCTTAGTGGTAATGAATTTATTCTAACTTCTAATCTACCTAAGCCAGTATATGCCTCAAGAGGTACAAAAAACGCATTACCAAAAGCGTCTACATTTAAGTATATTGAACAACCCAGCTATGCACAACTATATAAATTTTGGCAGGAAGTGCAGGTTGATATTAGTCAGGGCGGATTTTATATTCCAATGCGATATAGCGGGATAGTAAACAAGGAAAACCGTTTGTGTCAACCCCAATGGCTTGGAAATTTATTGGATTGTTTTAATACTATATACCCAGATAAAGATTTAGAAATTATTGGAGTCAAACCCAGTGTAATCAAATTATTTAATAAATCAGACAAATGGGTTAATATCTTTGATTATATTACTGATTTAGTAAACTCCGCAATTACAAATGACAGCCTGGGGCAACACATAGCCAATGTTAAAGAGTTAGAAGCTTTCAAATATCATAGCGAGTACATGGCGTTGTGGAGATGGCGTAAACAGTTTATGCCATTAAAACCAGACGGCATTTTACATAGTCTGTTTGATACTATCACAGTTATGCAACAATCTGATATAAAATTCCCAGAATATAGACAGTGGCAAAACTTAGCGGTATATTGTTGTGTAAACATACCACCATGCAAACCACAGTATGATTTATCTCAATATAATAAAAAGATAAATCAAAGTCTACCAATGTTAGCGTTAGTAGATGGCAATGTGTATGCACATATTGAAAAGCATATTCAGTCATTAAAACATTACATTCACTTAGTTGAAGGAGTCAAAGTATGAACGTCCATTCTATTATTTCTGGTGACGGGACAATTTGTGCAGTAATTAACGGTAATCATTATACCGTTGGCGTTGGCCATGCTAGTTATGAGAAAATCCGTAAGGCTATTACTACGCTTCCGGTCAATGAAGATGAGTTACGTAGTTTATTTGATATTCAAGAGAATGTTCGTCAGCTTACTTCTGGCAAAGTTCAAGTGGATTTAGACCAAAGTAAAATTTTGTACGATGGAACAGAATTTTATGATAAAGATTTTTGTGAGAGGGTTTTCAGATTAATGGAGCGTGGATATGATACCAGTTGTTTAGTTAATTTCTTAAACAATCTTGGTCAAAATCCCAGTTTTCGTTCTATTATGGAGACGTTTAAGTTTCTGTGTAACGAAGGAATGCCTCTTACTAGCGATGGTTGCTTTTTAGCTTATAAGGGTGTTAAAGAGAATTTTTATGACGAATATACTAGTACAGTTAATAATACTCCAGATGGTCGCCGTATTGAAATGACTAGAGAAGAAGTGTGCAATGACCCAGCCCAAAGTTGTGCTAGCGGTTATCATGTTGGGTCATATAAATACGCTAAGAATTGGGGTCAACGAGTTGTGTTGGTTAAGGTAAACCCAAGGGATGTAGTGTCTGTTCCCAACCACGAGTGTGAAAAGATGCGGGTTTGTGGATATTGGGTTGTGTTAGACTTTAATAATCAGCCTGTATTAGATGGCGATTTATATGATGTAGATGGTAATAAAATTGCCTATAGTGATTACCTGCAAAAATGTCAAGATGAAGCAAAGGTGTCTTACGATTTTGACACATCTCTAGAAAGTGATGAAGAAGGCCGTGGATATTGTGATTATGAAGATGATTATGATGAAGACGATTATGATGATGACGACGATGAAGAAGTTTATGGTGATGAATATGATGAGGAATATGATGAAACAGATGAGTATGATGAAGATGGTGGCGATGAAGGTGATGATGATGACGAAGATGACGATGATGATGAAAGTTGTGAGGGCGACGATGATGGATTGTTAAACGATACCAAGATTGATAATGAAGGTAATCAGTGTGACGGTTGTAAAACTACTTATAGTAATTGGTATCGCAGGATATTCATTTAATACAAGGATAATATACATGAAATATCGTGATGGTTTTGTTAGTAATTCTTCGTCGAGTAGTTTTATTGTCATTGATTTATCTGGCAAATATGACGACGTGCCAAAAATTGATGGTGATACATTAGTAATTGGCGAAGTTGGTGAAACAGAATTTGGTTGGCAAGAAGAACAGTATAATAGTTTTTGGTCTAAGTTAAATTTTGCATACTTGCAGACATATTATATGGGGCCGGACACATCCCATGAATGTATGTCAATGCTTGAGAGAGTTCTGTGTGATAAACTCAAGGTTAAATTTATTGATATATCACATCTGTGTATACACTGGTCTCCGAATTATATACAGGATGTTTATTATGGATATATAGACCATCAATCATCGGCATCCGAAGGTCAAAATACTGAAATGTTTGAGAATGATACAACATTATGTGATTTTTTGTTTAATTCAGACTCATATATACAATGTGATAATGATAATCACTAGATATATTAATATAAGGACCAAGGAATGAAAAAGAGATTCGGTTTTGTGAGTAATAGTAGTTCTACGTCGTTTTGTGTTGTTGGTATAAATGGAGACGTAGACTGTGATAATTATTGTGAAGGTAATTTATGCCAACTTATTATAGATGCACTTAATATTAATATTGTTGATGATTATATTGGAAGAGGTCTATATAATAATCATAGTAAATTAGATGTGTATGGAGATGGTTATGGTAGTATTGTAATTGGTTTTGATGGTGAAGATATTTTACAACATAACACACTGGAGGATGCCAAAAAAATATTTATAGACTATGTAAGTAAAGCATGTAATATTTATATACCTGTCCAATTAGTTAGGTTATTATATGGTCAGTTTGGTGATTAACCACTAGAGAGGTTATTATGGGAAGAGGCCAGAAACAATGTCAACACTGTGGGGCGTTTGTCGGTCCTCGTGCATGGGCGTGTAATGTATGTGGAAAAGGATTTGTCATCCAAGGTGAGCTTAAACCAGACATTGATGTTATTGCAGCTACACAAACTCATAATGATTCACAGACCAAACCGTTAGCTAAACAACGTCTGTGGGATTTAGTAATACCGTGTGATGATGAGATTGAACGAAGATTTCGCAAGAAATACCAATCAGCAGGAAGTAGTTGGATATCAAAAGATGGCCGGTATAGAATTCGTGAACAAAATACATTCATGCAAGTGAATATGCAAGAACATTATACACACTGTGTTTACTTGCTCAAGTATCATGGGTGTGAGTGGTGTTTAGTTCAACCAAAAGGGCGGTGTAAAACGCCGTTGGCCGCAATTAAAAGAATGGTGCTAGACATTAATAAGAGTAAGCCACAGGCGACCACTAAAGAAGAAAAGATTCAAGCAAAGATTAAATTAAGACAGGGTAGGAAAAGCAAACTACAACTATGACTACGGCGATTAAACCCATCAGAGTAGAAGTTGATTGTGTGTTTCGTTGTCCAGACTGTGGTTGTGAAAAATGGTATACAGTACATGAACTACAATATAGAACACTACTAGAATGTGTTTGCGGTCATAAAACACCAATTATCCAGGTTAAGAGCATAGATATATCATTTGGGTGTACTGTAAAAAGTATTCCTAGCTTGGTGCAGTACACAGGGTTGGCTAATAAAGAGGAACCAAACACCAAAGCTTTTAACAGTAATATGTTTATCAGTACAATGGTTACTTTGGGATATAATAAAACGTCGGCTTGTCAAAAAATCAAAGAATGTGAAAATTTATATAACGGAAATGATGAAGACTTTTTAACACTGTTGTTAAGGACATAGAATGAGATATTTTTCTTTTGCTGGTATACAAAGGTCAGGCAACCACGCGGTTATTGAATGGTGGCGTGGTCATTTTTTGTATTATAATTTTCGTAATAACATTAATGGATTTGATTATAAAGATGAACCGGCACAATGTCAATCAACATTTTCATATAATCAAAATCTTAATGACACCGTTGACATAGATTCTTGGGAGAATTTTAGTCCGTTTGATATTCAAGTTCATCCTGATAGTGAACCATTGATTGTGGTGTTGCGAGACCCGTGGAATTGGTGGGCCTCATGGTTTAGGTATCCACTGGACAATATTAATGTATTGTCTATTTCTAAAATCGACACAATCCAAATTTACTTAAAATACATCGAGTATGCTAGACAGTTTCCCACCCGAGTTGTAT